ACATATGGAAGCGCCTACTTATACTACTAAAGACTACAAACGAATTACTCAGTTCGATATGAAAGAGTGCGAGTCTCTTGGTCTAATCAAGTACGACTTCCTAGTTATCAAAACTTTAGATGTACTTCAGTTAGCTGTGCAACTAATTAAGAGTCGCCATAAAATCTCATATGACATTTACGATATCCCCGATCATGATCCTAAAGCATACAGGCTCTTTGCTAGGGGCCTAGTAACAGGTGTGTTTCAGTTTGAGACTTCTAAGCTTATTCAAGAAGCTGCAGTTACAGGAAGACCAGAAAGTATTTCAGATCTTTCCGACATCTCGTCATTGGTTCGTCCTGGCCCTATGAGCGCTGGATTCTTGACTCGTTACCTCGAACGCACTCAAGACCCTAACATTCCTAAGGTGATTTCGGACAAGTGGTCTGACACTCGCAATGTATTGGTTTACCAAGAGCAATTGATTAAGCTGTTTACTGAAGTAGCAGGCTTGTCTTTACAAGAAGCTGACTCTGCAAGAAGGGCCGTTGGTAAGAAAGACAAGAAGTATTTGGAAAAGCTTCTCCCGGCTTTCAAGGCTGGCTGCTATAACTACGGTCTGGGAGAAACGGCAGTCGAACGTTTGTGGGATGTTATCATGGGGTGCTCGGATTGAAAATCGTCATATCACAATTCAATATGCCTTTAGGAGGTATATCGTGGCTTACACATTCAAGGTAACTTGAATGTAAGCGTAACAAGTTCGACGAAATACAGTCCCTTCAGCGAGGAATCGCTGTTGCAAAACTCTGAATATGCTGGAAAGTCCTTAGAGCCCTGCTTAGTAGACATCCCTAGAAATAGAGATGTCATCTGAGAATAGCAGGGATTGGGCAATCAGCAGGGATAGCTCTAAGTCCATTAGGATATGAGAAGCCCCCAACGACTACCAAGGAGCACCCTGAACGGGTGATGGTATAGTCTACTCCCTTAGAAATATGGCGAAAGCCAGGGTATAAAGGTATCTTTTTAATAAGAGTCACTCTGTGGCTTACAGTTATCTCTCATACGTCTGCGCCTTTCTAAAGGCCAATTATCCAGCAGAATACTTCTGTGCTTTGCTAACTATTGGCTCGAAGATGATGCAACCTAAGATCTGGAAAGTGAAAGTAACCGAGTATCTCATTGAAGCCAGAGAGTTCGGTTTGAATATCACCCATCCTGATATCAATAATTCAGGTCGAGATTTCACTATCTCCGCCGATGGTACTGCTATTCACTTTGGTTTTAACGGTATCAAGAACATGGGTTCTGTTATCGAACAGATTCTTTCTGCTCGCAACAAAGGGTCCTTTACCTCTATTGAAGATTTTATGAATCGTATTAACCAATCCAAGGTAAACACTAAGGTATTTACTGCTCTAGTAGACAGTGGGTGTTTTGATTCTATCTATAGTGATAGGCAAGTATTGCGCGAAGGGGTTGATGCTTTGTACGCTTACAAACCAGCTCTCCTTGATTACCATACTCGTCTTAAGGACATGGCCGATAGAGAGAAAGAGAATACTGAAAACGAAGCTCTTATCACTCGTCGAGATGAGCTGAAGCATATCGCTAAGCTAAAGAAGGGCCGCCCCCTTACTGATGAAGAACTTGAGTTTGTAGAGTCAACTAAACTTCTCAAACGTAAGCCAGCGTTAGCACCTAAGGAGAAGCCGGAATTCCCATCTCTACCGGCAACCTCTACATCTAAGAAGAGAAAGAAGTCTCTGAAAGATATTCTGGCAGAGGGACTTTCTATTGGTTGTTATCTCGATAGACATCCAGCTCGTATTCTTTGTCCTGAAGCAACTACTTTCAATGAAGTAGTTGAGGGTCAAAGATTCGTTTTTGCTGCTTCAATTATTTCAGTCAAAACAAGAACTACCAAGAGTGGTTCTAAGATGGTTTCCCTTGTGCTCGAAGACGGTGCCGCAAGCGCTGATGGCGTAATGTTCTCTGACGCTTGCAATCGCTTTGTCAAAAGATACGGCCACTTGAACATTCTAGCCGGTATGATTGTGCGTTTCTCAGGTGTCGTGAAACTGAACGACCGCCAAGAAGCTAGTGACGACGAAGAAGAAGATAGCTCTGCTATCGAGATATTGATTAAAGATCTAGAGATCTTGTCAGGAGAATAAAATGAGCCGTGTCATCAATGGTATCCCTTGGACTAACGAAGAAGTTCTTCTTATGAGCAACTTGATTAACTTTATTTTTGCTTGCATGACAGCAAAGGGTGGAGGCAAGATCGTTACACCGTCTTCTCTTTCTCCGCAGCAGCTTGGTCAGGTCTTTGGCAAGGCCTACGATTTATTCTCGACTGTGCATGAGCGTAGCTGGAAAGCATTTCGTAGATCTATTGATCGTCACTACTTGTACAAGACAGGTTGGGATCCCAAGCCGATCCTTACTGTACCTGTCCATGCTCTTTCTGCAGAGTTTAATTCGGTAGAGATGCTTCTGCTAACTGGCAAGGAGACTACTAAGAGTACTCCTATTGTTGCTCCTGTTCCTGCGAAGCCTACCAGGATTACGGACGTCGCAAGAAAGATTCAAGTCAGTGCTCCTGTTAAGAACGTTTGGGAAAAGATTGCTGACATCCAGGAGCCTTACAAGGTTCCGTTCAAGACAGTAAATGACACTACTAACTTGATGCCAGTCAAGAAGATCCTGACTCTTTCTGATATTCATATGCCGTTTGCTAGACTTGATCTACTAAAGCAGGCCGTTGAAGATAATTTGGATGCCAACGTGGTGGTACTTAACGGCGATATCATCGAAGCTTATGCTTTTTCTTCTTACTCTAAGAGCAAGAGTGTTCAAGCTATTGATGAGTATAAGATTGCTTTTGAGTTTGTTAAGTATTTGTCTGAGACTTTTGAGCAGGTGTACCTTGTCGATGGCAACCACGAAGGTAGAGTGGGCCGCGCCTTGCGTCGCACTGACCTTCCTAAGGAGACTCACAAGTTCTATGGCACTTCTCTCATGGCTCGTATCGCTAACGGCGAGATGCTAAAGAGCGACGGTACCTTGGATTACCAGGTGAGATTCAAGAACGTGTTCTATGATCCTTCTTCTTCTTGGTATGTTAAGATTGGCAAGACTATCTTTGCTCACCCCCACGCTCGTTCTACTGGCCAGGTTGGTAGCACTGTCAAGCGTACTGGAGATTACTTCTCTAGTATGTATGGAGTTGATGACCTAGACTGTGTAGTTATTGGCCACACTCACAAGCAGTCCAAGATGTCTCTTGCGCATCTGCTCTTGATTGAGCAAGGCGCCTTCTCTGCTCCTGCTAATTATGCTCACGGGCCTGATCTAACTTATTTTGGTGGCACTCAGAATGGCTACGCCATTGTCTGGCAAGATGCCAATGGTAACTGTATTCGTAACATGACTGATTTCTATACGTTTGGGACCGCTATCCCAGACAAGAAGTAATTGCCCTTAGGAGAGAAAAATGGAAACCACACTAGAAGAGAAGCTTATTCAGGTACTCCAAACATTCGATACTCGACAGACAGCAACTCTTAAAGAGCTGATGCAGCTGGGTATCATGGTTGAGTTCCTTACTATGAAGATGTTCGAACGTTTTACTGACGAAGAGAGGGCCGCGCTTGAGAACGAGTTCCAAGAGTTTACCAAAGAACGTTACTCTGAGATTCGAACTGAGTGGCAAACTTTGAAAGAACAAGCTGTAAAGATTACAGATTGATTTACCTGAGGTACCTATGACTAAGGCTTTTTCACTACTAGAACATATTCTTATTGCTTTGAGAAGGCCACGCGTAGGTGACCCCAAGGAGCCAACGCAATGGCCCTCTGAAGGTTCTTGCACTTACGAAGATGAGCATGGCCTTCAAGTGGCCGGCTCATGCCGCAGGCGCTCCTTCTTCCGCTTGTTGGTTGAAGAGTACACATTCGACCCCTCTGGAGTCCCAGAGAACTTGCATGAAGTTGTTGAGATCTTGGAGAACAACAAGAAGCCAACAGAAGACTACATGCGATTCATCTGGGCCCAGGGGGAGTTGTATGAGCAATACATCATCGACATGGCTAAGCAGACCGGCGTATTCCTTTACACTCAGGTTCCTATTTACATTCCTGGCTACACAGTTAGCGGTAAGCTAGATCTTATCTTTGTGGACCCAGAGACAGGTAAACTTCATATTGCAGAAGCGAAGTCTGTATATGGGGAAGGGGGTACCAAGGTAATGGGTACTCCAGCTATGCGTAGGGAGGGCTATCTTGGTACTCCAAAAGATAGCAACTTGATTCAAGCAGGTATCTATGAATGGTGGTGGGCTTCTAAGAATGAAGCCTATGGTCACACTCGGTTGATTTATGGAGACCGTGGCACTGGCATGTACGCTGAGTTCGAAGTAGCTTGTCGTCCAGGCGTAGACGCCGATGGCAATCCGGTTACTGAGATTTGGTATCTTCCTATGTGCCGTAAAGGTGAATGGACTAAGAGCCCGTTCACTATTGATTCCATCCTAGCGGCCTATAGAAGTAATCGACTACATATTCAGAATGGCACAGTTCCAGATAGGGACTTCGATGAAGTCTATTCTAAAGAGAAGCTTGCTTTGTATTACAACACTGGAAGACTTACTCGAAAGGCCGATAGGGAGCAATGGGAGGCGCACGTCCAACGTGAAGAGCTAAATGCTCAGCTCGAAGCTGAGGGCAAGAAGCCTAAAGTGCCCATTAAGATTCCTGAAGTCGGTGACTTCCATTGTAGGTATTGTGACTTTTCAAAAGCTTGCCCTCTTGTAGGTAAGAGGTCTTAGGCTCAGGAGATAGATTGGATACGTTCTTCTTTCTACAGGTAGATCTTCTAAACGATCCAGGAACTTTTGAAGAGTTCTTGGTCTGTGGTTTGTATGTTGAGCGGCTCCACGCTCTATCAGCGGCTATTGCGATTCGAGAAATGGTAATGGCTTCACCTGTACGTAAACAAAACGATGAGGTTCATATTCATCTGTTAGAAATCCTTTTCCATTCAGATGGCTCTCGTACAGAGATTACGAGAGAACTAATTGAAATCATTCATAGGGAAGTTAATGCGTCCTGCCAATCTGTCTGACTTAGTATCTAACCTTCGTCCTAAGCTAGCAGACTACCTTTCGGGAGTTCTCCAGAAAGATATCTCTGCCAATCCTCGTAAGGGCTTTAGTTGCTTTGTTCATGATGACAAATCACCTTCTATGTTTTTGGATCCCAAAAGAAACTTTGAGTATGCTCACTGCTTTTCTTGTGGAGCCGACCTAGATATCTTTGATGCGTATGCCCGCATCAATGGTTATGAAGTAACTGGTCCTGATTTTATGAGCGCTATTCTACCTGGCCTTACAAGTATGTATGGGCTTCCGTTGACGTTTACCAATGTCACCGAGGCCGATAGGGAGAAGGAGCGCCTATATCGTCTCATGTCGTCTCTGGCGGGTATTGTTGCTAAGCATCCTGCTAAGGACTATCTAACTGCACGCAAGTGGTCAGACAATCATCTCATTATCGGCCAAGTATCTTTAGAAGAATGCTGGCAAGAGATGTTATCTCAAGGCTACAGCGAAGAAGAGTTGGCTCGTTCAAGTCTGCTTCGCCATGGTTCTGCACAGTTCGTTGGTGACAACCTTGTTTCCTTTGTAATTAAGGATGAGAGGGGTCGCCCTGTCGGCTTTGTTAGTAGGTCACTTGCTACTTCTGGTCCCAAGTATTTGAACTCTGCCGAGTCTGCTATCTATCACAAGAAAGAAGTTCTTGTTGGTTTGGACGTAGCTCTTCGTCAAGGTCAAGCCAAGACTAATGGTTTGTTCCTTGTAGAGGGTCCAGGTGATCTTGCAGCTTTGCATCGTATTGGGATTTTGAATGCCGCCGCCGTCTGCGGCACAGCATTCGGAGCTCAACACCTTGCATTGCTCAAGTCACTTGGCATTAAGCAAGTATTCTTCTGTTTTGATTGGGATGACGCAGGCATCTCTGCTATTCAAAAGATTCTATTCAATGAGATCAAGTTTGCTCCCGGCGTCTCTTGCTACGTCGTCTCTGCTCCTTCTGGTTCCGTCAAGGACCCTTCTGAATACTGCTCGGCTTTTGTCGAGGGCGACTCGGCCCCGTTCCTCTCTCTGGATCGTATCCCCGCCTTTGAGTGGGTTCTGGGGCGTATCTCAGACAAGGCTACTCCTGAGCAGGTTTGTGAGACTATGGTCCCGCTTATTGCTTCAGAAGCATTGGCCGTTAGAAGGGAAGTACTGGCATCTAAGCTATCAGAGTTTACTGGTCTTTCTATTACTTCTATTCAGCAAGATATCGCAGCTATTAGAGATGGCAAGGAGCAAGAGCGTCGCTCTCGTCTAGAAGGCGCCGCCCAAAAATATATCAAGAACGTACTTAATGACCCAACCAACATCTCTGCATCTTTAGCATCACATGAGATTGATGTAGAGAATATCAATAAAGACTACGATCGTTCTTCTACGGGCGTGTCTTACCAAGTATCAAGATTCGAAGCCATTGAGGAACAGAAAGCCACTGTCAACGAAGACAACATGACTGAGTTCGTGTTTGGATTCTACTTAGACTTTGGTGCCGCTATCTCTGGTGGTATGAACGCTTGTGATGGTAACTTGATGTATGTTGGTGGTCGCGCCAACTCAGGTAAGACTGCTACGGTAGTCGCTCTTGGCGTTGACGTTGCACTTCATGACCCTAATGCATCTGTCATTTTCCACTTCACAGATGACAGCTACGTTCAGGTAGCACCACGTATGCTGTGTAATATCGCTGCTATGATTAAGGGTCCTAAAGAACCAGTTCTCAAGATTCATCAAGCAGCCAACCCCTATAGAAACATCACAGATAACAAACTCTGGAATGTTTATCATAGGGCGTCTGCTGAACTAAAGAAGGCTCTTGAAGAAGAGAGGCTTGTCATTATTGATTCTGAAGATGGCACTACTCTTGTGCCGTTGGAGAAGCAGCTGAAAAGCCTACGCTCTAGATATCCCACAAGAAAGATTCTTGCTGTCGTGGACAACACTCACAACTATACCAGCTATCCTGACAAGGAGAAGACCGCTCGTATGGAAGCAATTGCTACTGATCAGAAGAACCTAACTACCAAGTATCATTGTGCTATGCTTGCTACTGTTGAGTATCGTAAGAGTGGTATTCTTAACCCCTCTAAGATGAACTTCCCAGATAATGATGACATCGCAGATGCTCGCGCTATGATCTATCGGCCCAATATCATCATGCATATCTATCAAGATCTACATGACAGAGGTAGTAATGCTGAAGTGTTCTGGATCGATTCCGATGGAGTTAAGAGGCCTCGACTCTTGATGCTGTTCGGTAAGAACAAGATTACTTCGTTCAAATCTCCAGCTAACAAACTGGTATTCGATCTCGATCCTTCTAACGTAACCGTATTCCCTAAGAATACAGAAGAAGCTCGTGAGCAAGCTGCACGCTATCTTGAAGATGTAGAAGAGAATGTTGAATTGGATGAAGAGGGTGACACTATCCTAAGCTGGAGAACTCCTAATGAACGATAAGTTTTTTCAGATTGGCAAGGGCCATGTGGCCTATTATGACCACATGGGTGACGATATCTCTATTGCTCAAGCAGCTCGAGCGTCTTACAAGAAGGGTACCAAATCCGTAAGTGATGATGCTGCCTTGATTCGTACCCTATATAGGAATGAGCATTTTTCTCCTTTCTCTATGTGCCAACTAAAGCTTCATTTCAAGTTACCCATGTTTGTGTTTAATCAATTTGTTAGGCATGACAGGCTTCATTGGAACGTTGAGAGTGGACGCTACTCTGAGATGTCAGACGACTTTTGGGTTCCAGATGATACTGAAGGGCTACGCGGTCAAGGTAACGGCTTGAACAAGCAAGCTGGAACCGGGGCCCTTGAAGAGGGCACGGCACAGGAGATTGAGGCGCAACTTATTGCACACGAGCAGCTAACTCGTACTACCTATCACTATTTGCTTCAGCTTGGTCTTTGTAGAGAGCAAGCTCGTTCTATCATTTCAGTGGGCCAGTACATTGAATGCTTTGCTACTGCCAACCTAGGCGATTGGTTGCTTCTGCTTTCGAAGCGTCTAGACAGCAATGCTCAACGTGAGAATACTATCTATGCCGAAGCTATCTTCTCTATTATCAAAGAGTTGTTCCCGATTACTGCTCAAGCGTTCATTGATTACAACTTGGAATCTGTGACCTTCACAAGACTAGAGATGGAGATGCTTCGTCGTATCAACTTCTCTTTCGGAGAGGACTACAAAGCTCCTCTCCGTAAAGTCCTTCAAACTCACTTTGATGAAGTTGGTATCACATCCAAACGTGAACGTGTTGAGTTTCTCCAAAAGATTGGTCTATTCGAAGAGGTAACTAATGCTAACTGATAAACAGAAACAAGATTCTACTGGCATCTACATTTATGACACCAAGACTTTCTACTTTCTCATTAGCGGCCCACTGCCTAATGATGTGAATAAGCTTCACAACATTCTGTCTGGACGTGGACTAATTAAGGTGAACCGAGAGGGAAAGACTACAGACTATAAGCTGATGTCTCATAAAGATGCTGACGAAGCTGGCTACTCTGTTGAGTATTATTTTGTCTCTCCGATTGTAAAGCTTGCCTGGGATAAGGCGCAAACCACTGCTCCGTCAAGCAAGCTTTGGGGGTAAGCTATGAAGAAGCTTCGTGACTTTGTTTGCAAAAATCCCAGCTGTGCAGATGCTACTGTCGTAGTAGAGAGATTCGCCGATGATAAGGTAGCTCCTCTTTGCAAGGCGTGCACCAAGCCTATGCTACTCGTTCCTTCTTTCCCTATTGTGCCTACGCACGTCTCTTGGTCCAAGTGGCGAATCTAGCCACTGCTGGCACGGTATTGTCGGAAGATAGGTTGCGCGCTTACTTCAAATGTTCGCAGTATTATCACTATGGAGGGATACAAGAGACCCCCGTTTTGATGACTGTGATCAAAGCAACCATCGAGCTGATGATGGCAGAAGCGGTAGAGAAGGAGATTGATTCTCCCTCTACTAGCTTCTTGCCTTATCTTCAGAAGGCCATCGGTCGTTTGAATTTGCGCCGTCTGTATCTGGAAGGTGAGATCTTTGATCTAACCAATAAGGCGATCTTTGCTCTTACAGAGTTCTTTACCCTTGTCTCGCCTTCCAAGTACCTTCCTTTTACGGGCCCAACACTACATAGGGTTTTAATTAGTAAGACACCAATTGACTTAAGAATCTCTTCTACTATGGTTAGAAAAGGGACTCAAGAGTTGATTGGTATCTATTTCTCTCCATACGTTCTGACTCACCATACTCAGAACGATCCTATTCCTTACTTGCACTTAAGGTTACTAGAAAAGTTTGGCACTGACCACTTCAAAAGAAATACAGCTTCGCTGTTTGTTTTCGGTGTAGATAAGAACGGTGGGCTGACTACTCAAGTGCTTGGTAATAAGGACTTCAAGGAGGACTCTTATGTTCTACTTCAAGGGGTTGTTAGAGCGATTGAAATGGGGATCCATTTCCCTCTTAATCCTTGTCAGCATTATTGTGAATTCAAGGAGAAATGTTTTCCTTACAAGAAGACGTGCCCTTAGGAGAAAGAATGGCCGCACTTAGCCACACTCTACTTAAAGAACTTGCTATCTATTATCATTGCAAAGACAATGCCTCGACTATTGAGATGATTGATTACCTCAAGGACTTCCACGCCTCTCTGGATCCGGCCAATAAGGTTTGGCTCCAGCTAAGATGGAACAAGCTAACTGAAACAGAGCGGAGAATCTTTGAATCTCCTGAGAACTATTTTAATGTGATTTGTGAATGGTACAGATCATCTAGCTAGGAGCTTATATGCCCGAAGTATTTGGTACTAAGTTCATTATCACGAACACTGCTCGCCAGGTGCTTAACCCGAAGATTTTCGGCGGTGGCCCTTGGACGCATCTAGCTACGGTGGTTCGTGGCTTTAGGACCTACATGGCATTCACTAAAGTGAATGACCCTACTAAGACTTATATTGAGATTGTTGACGAGCACTCACCTGGAGTATTCATTCGTATTGAAGATGACGAAGAATGGCGCGACGTCTATATGTTCATGAAGACCGCAGGCCTCTTCTCTATGGAGAACTTTCATTATGTCAAAAGTAAAACGTAATGATCTTCACTCCATCAAAACACAGCTCACCAATCAGTCTGTTTTCCATGACAGAGTAAGGGAGCTGCTTTTATCTTCGCCCATCCTGAAGGACCTCAAAATCTTTCAGGAGGTTAACCCTAGGTATCTCGATGACACTTACGAATTTACTGGTCATCATTACGATTTCTATATTGAAAGTCTTGATGTGATTATTGAATGCCACGGCGATCAGCATTACAAGTTTACTAACCGCGGCAACATCCAATATGAAGAGGCCCAGCTTCAATGGAAGCTCTCACAAAAGAGAGACAGCACCAAGAAGTCTTTTGCTCTTTCCAAGGGCCTCAGGTACATCGAGATTCCATATTCAGAGAAAGACAAGTTAACTGTCGATAAGCTACACGAGCTTATCTTTGGAGACAAGAATGAGAAGTAAGCTACATACTCCCGATTGTGAAGAGCCCGAAGAGATTGAGGGCGATCTAGAGGATGCAGATGGTATTCCCGGTATCTCTATTGGGAGTCTCTTGGGTGGCGATGGCGGTTGGCATCCAAGCCAGTTTGTTGGTCTTGGTCCCGAGTCTCGCTCCATCTTCCTTCTCGGAGAGATCGAAGAGAAGATGGCCGGCGCAATCATTACTCAAATTCAAGAGCTGACCAGCGTAGACCCCAAGGGAGAGATTGTAGTTTACATTCACTCTCCTGGTGGCTGTGTCGTTTCGACTCTTGCTATCTATGACGCCCTTCGTCACTCTCCTTGTCCCGTGATTACTGTGGCGGTTGGCCAGGCTTCTTCCGGTGCCTGTATCCTTACTCTGGCGGGTGACTTTCGTATTGCCTTCCCGAATGCCGAGTTCTTCTGGCACGAGGCTATCACTATGGTAGCTATCGATTCTCATGAAGACTTTGCGAAGCATCTTGCTCATTACAAGAGCATCATGAAGAAGATCAAGCGTATTGTCCTTGATCGTACGGGCATGTCTAAGAAGCAGTACAAGAGGTATTTGGCTGGTAACACCAACTTTACTTTTAGTTCTCGCAAGGCCCTTAAGATGAACTGGATTGACCGTGTCGAATCCTATGCTGACAAGCCTCGTTTCAAGACTCTCGAAGCTTTAGAAGCTCATCTGAATGCTAATGAGGAAGAGTAAATGCCAGGAGGGGCTGGTGTCCGCCGGAAGGGACACAATTTTGAGCGGGCTATTGCTAACCTACTATCTGAAGTTCTTGGGTTTGAGTTCCGAAGAGGCCTACACCAGACTCGATCAGGTGGCTCGGAGACTTCAGATGTCGTCTCTCCTGAGGTCCCGCGACTCCACATAGAGTGCAAAAAGGGCAAGCGCACCAACATCAAGGGTGCGCTTGCCCAAGCGCACGAGGACATTAAAGCTTCTAAGGAAGACAGGGTCCCTATTGTCATTACTCAAGATGATCGAGATGACGTATTAGTTACAATGCGTATGCAAGATTGGATTGAGTTGGCTAAGAAAATGGCCGTTGAAGATTGGATGGCGCTTTCTTACAAGGAAAAGAAGTGATGGAAAACGAACAGAAGTTTTGGAATGGGGTCTCATTGCATTTGGGAGAAATCGAAGGTAAGACTTATGATGTCGGCGTAAGGGGGCTTGGCACTGGCAGGCTCACTTTTACTCTTTTGGAAGTGGTATCTGCAGTAACTCAAGAGTATGCGTCCAGGCTAAGCGAAGTTGGTTCGATTCTTGAAGTGGCCCGTATTCCTGGTTCCGAGGCTCACGAGCTTATTGTTACTCCAATCGATGACGACTAAGCTTGAGATTTTGCAATGTCTTCAAATGAGATTAAGCTACTCACTTCTTTAGGCAATCTTCTTCTTGTTGCGGATCTTCAAAGAGATCAGTCTGAAAAGGCCCTTGAGAAGTACGGCGCTGCTTTTGAGGTACCATTAGAGATGGAGGACTATTTGTTAGAGCAAAAGGAAGTATCCTATTATTTGGGTTACTACGATGGTCTCGACTATGCAAAACAGCTTGTAGAAGAACTCATTAAAAGTACGCAAAGCAAGTGAGGAACCTCATCTCATGTCCATGAACGTCCATCTATCGGCAACGTCTGTCGATCAACACAAGTGTGAGCACTGTGGTAGGTCTGACGAGATAAAATACGAGCACTTCGGTTGTTGGCAAACGCCTACTGTGGACACTGACAAGATTTTAGAGCACCACACTTTTCAAGCCAAAGTAGATGCTTATGCTAAGTGGGTTACTTCTCGCAACCCTACAGCTGCTTCAAGTCATCTTAAACACCTTGATGAGTTCATTGAGGCCCATAGTGATAAGACGAAGTGGGATATGCATTGGTACAAGCTCTAATCAGGAGGCTCTATGGATGGTCGGTCTGACTTGATATATCTACCTTGCAGTTTTTGCAAGGCCACAGGCAAAGATCCCAAGAACCGCAAAAGAAAGTGCTCTCGTTGCTTGGGCTCTACGCAAATGCCCTGGTGTCCTAAATGCAAAGAGCCTGCTCCTTGTACTGGGCAATTAAGAGCTAGCCTTATGGACTTTAACCATTGTGATGGACCATAGCATAGACTTTAACCTATTGATGCGATAGCGTTCTCAATCGGAGACCTTATGCTCGTCAGAAGAAAGATCATTTACACTCGACATCCTTTTGACGAGGAGCTTTGGGTGCCCTTAAAGGAAGAGTGGCGGCTCATCTATTTAGAACGTAATAGAGACTTAACTTATATTCTGTCTCTTTGCATTCCTTACCTTCGGTCTTGGCTTCGCCGGCTTGTTTCGATTGACCACGATGAGCTTTCGCTTTCGTTGCTGTCGTACTTCAAGAATCCCGAGAAGACCCTTCGTGGGATTAGGCGGCTTGTTCGTGCTGGTGAACTAGAGATCGCAGATCTGCAATACTTGATGATCGAAGTACTTCGTTCGTCCAAGAAGATCTACTCTAGGCTCTCCCCACGACAAGCCGCCTTTTTTCTTCACAGGTTCTTTTTGTTTCGGCTTAAGGATTACATCCGCAACAGAATACATCCTCAGCCCGCTGAGAATCAAATAAGGGACGCTCTGTACTCTTCACCATACGCAGAGCCACAGGACCCTTCACTATTTCCCATATCGCCCCTGATCGAACTGTACGTGGATAGAACAGAGGAGGAGTTGGCAAAACTTCTGACCACTTACGAAGTGGACGTTGGAAGACGCAAAAAACAACTCCTTCTTAAGTTACGTACAAAGATAAAAGGGCTTTAACTATTTCGACAGAAAGACTACATTGTTAGAGGCAAGCGCTGGTCGCTTCCCGAAGGAGCTATTCGTAATGTCCGAAGTTACTAAAACTGAAGCTATTCTGAATCGTAATGCCCGTAACCAGGAGGCGATCGTTCTGGCTACGATTCCTCAGAATTTCAAGCCGCGTAGGTACGAGATTCCTGGTGGATTGAATCTCCGTAAGAATCTCAATACTCATGAGAAGCTAACGGATGCATTCCATAACTGGCTAAGAGTTGAAGAGGTCTTTACCAAGTTCACCTTCTCTTTTACTGCTAGTACGGACTATTCCAAGCTCACCAAGGAACGTGCTGAGGTTCTGCCTAAGGGCAATGATGGGCTGCCGATCTGGCAGTCTCATCCAGATCGTCGCATGTATCTTGCTCTCGTCCTTTCAAAGGTCGTAGCAAAGTACAAGAACCTGGTTGCGCTTGAGGTGACACCCGAAGGCGTGGACGTCTATCTAGATCCCACATCGACCTTCAACGAGCAGTCGGAGGACTGGGCTCCAAGCTACACTGTCGTGCCTAACAAGGCATCGAAGGGTCAGTACGCTATCAGGGCCTGAGCACTCAATCTAGGGGGCAGAGAAGTATTTTACTTCTCTGCCCCCTTTTTATTTGCCCTTAAGGAGTACAACGAATGCTTTTGCAACTAAACGATAAAGGTAAGAAGCGAGTTTGTTATTTGCCTGCGATCACTGCAGAGTCACAAAACTTTCTAAAGAAGCATTGCGCGGGCCAAGATATGCAACAGATCAAAGTCAAAGAACTTCTCCCTACTGATCTTTAGTTTTGGTTTGATGCCGACAACAAGAGGTACACTACTTTGGCGATCGAGCAAGACGCTCTGCTTTGCCGTAAGAACTCACCCCCTTTCTTTTTAGCGGTCAAAACCTGTACCGCTTAGGAAACTCCTTGGACGTTGCCAGTCTCCTCGACAAATCTGTTCCCCTTCTCCGCAAGCATTTGGAGAAGAAGATCGAAGATCTCGAGATCACTTTGAAGTCTGTTGGAATCTCGTCTATTGATGACGTCTTTAAAAGTGACACTAATTTCCATGGGCTCAAAGACTTTGTAGATACAATGTCCGATTCTCTGTCAGACGCTCACGAGACCATTGATCTTTTGAAGAAGGTTTCGGAGGAGAAGCTTCCTGCTGCCGAAGCCCGTATCGCCGAGCTAGAAAAGGGGCTCAAGATGGCCACTAAGGCAAACGAGACTTTGGCTACGTCTCTCAAGACCCTTTCTAAAGAGGTCGAGAGAATTGGTAAGCTTGCCAACACTTCTACTCCTGCAGCTACACCGGCCCCTGCGCCTAGTTCTTCTGCTCTTGAAGAGCGTTTGAACAAGATTGAGACCTGGGTTGCCTCTGTTGCATATCAGCTTGGGATTCCGTTTAAGAAATGACAATTCGAGTTTTTGTGCTTCCCATTCTTTTGTGGAAGCATCCTAAAGACGAGAAGCCTAGACCTATTGCTATTGTCAATCGCGGAACCCTTTATAAGTCTTCCCTTGCCACTGAATACGAAGGTAAGCTCAAGCTTTTTGGTGGGCTTGTGGAAAAGGGGGAAAGCGTTACCGCTGCACTTCAAAGAGAAGTCAACGAAGAGCTTCCTAATCTCACTCCTTACATTGATGACTTTTTGCTATGCCAGAAACAGTCTTACGGTGATCCAAACAAAGCTTTTGCTGGAAGTTTCTTTGAGACCTTCAATATTTTGGGATCTCCTAACCCTCTCCAGGTTAGGATTCTTCATTTGCTTGTTAATGATTACGTTCACACTACAGAAGACTTGTATGATCTAATTGCCGGTTGCGCAGAAGGCAACGCTGAGTTCTATGACATTCTTAATCGTCCATTCAATTCTGAAGACTGGGTCCCGTTTCTCTCGGTACTCCATTCCAAGTTTTTCTCCTACCGTTTGGAGCACTCGTGAAACACCTTCCTTTCCTTCTGGCCCTTACCCTCATCACTGCCTGTGACAACAGCGAGACCTACCAGGTTCCTCCTGTCCAGACCATCAACGAGATGGCCAGTAACAACCTCAAGACCTTGTACCCTGGTGGATTCCATGGTCCTATTTGCGTTAACAACGAGCGTAACCCGACTCACTTCGGCTGTAGTTATACCTACGGTGGGGACACTGATCCCAAGTTCGGATTCCTGGATTGCACCGCTCAGGGTTGTGTTCAGAGCACGCCTACTATGAGCGTCCCTGTGGATCACACGATGGCCCGTAGGGATAGCGGCATCGATGCTGAAGACATCCTCCTCTTCTACGCGCTCACGTCGGTTGGGACCAACACTGGTCCCAACTATCACTACTGGCATGCGAACACTCCTCCGGCGTATCGCGCCCACTATTACCACTCGTCTGTTTTGCCTTCTACGGGCAACTATAATCAGAAGCACATCACTACTTACTCTAGTGGTGAATATAAGAACCGCCCCGCTCGCCCGAGCGCTTCTACTTACAAGACTAACCGCAGCTACTCTGTCCCTGCCTCGAAGCCAAGCAGCTACACCACTTCTCCTAAGCCGAGCTCTTGGAGCAGCCCCAAGCCCAGCTCAAGTCGCCCTAGCTCTGCGTCTCGTCCCAGTAGCTCTCGTTCGAGTTCCAGTCGCAGTACTGGCATCGGCCGGGGTCGTCGCTAATGACGACTCTGTTTGGCATTCTCTTCGCTGCTGTCGTACTCCTTCTTGGCCTCTACATCCATGCCCTTAGAAAGACGATCGCTTCCTTGAAGGAAGCTGGAAAGAAGGCCGTCGAGGAAGAGAGGGCATTCCACGAGAAGTATTGGGATCGTCTTCGTGGCATTCCTGTTGCTGGAACTCGTTTCAAGCTTGAAGGTGTCGGTGACATCATTGTTATCGGTCACAACTTCGATGAGAATTACATTGAATATTGCTTAGCTGAGGACTTTGATACTCGAGACCCTGATAGGGAGTTCGGAGACGTCGATATCATCACTAACGATCTTGACAACTTCACTGCTCGTGCTGAGCACGCCTTGGCTTTGATGTGAGCCCTAAAATCCCTAAAGCTCCCATCACTATTCTAAACGAGATCCAAACTGGAAAGGATATTTGCGCCATTACCATGGACAGAGTTCATCCGTGGCAATTTGCCATTTTTGAACGTCCTGATTATAACTTCCTATTCCCGTTTAGGTTACTCGTTGCTGGGAAAAAGGAAGCTTGGCAAGCTTACGAAGCTATTCGCTTTTCCATTAGCTCACGACTAAATAGCCTCAATCGTGAGATACATTACAATTCGAGTTTTCATCTTGCCAAAGCTCGTTTAGAAAGCAATCTTCGATCTCCGATTAAGAATGTATGCTGGAAAGACTTTCCACCTACTTTGAGAACTAATCTTTACGGTGTTGAGACTTCGTCAGTTCTAAGCGGAGATCAAGGAGGTTTCCTTTTTCTAAGGGTTGAGCGCACACAAAGTTCTTTTTACTACACTTCGGGTAGAGAGATCGGTTTGTTTACTCTTGAAGAAATTCTTCAAGCTTGGCCCGTGGAAGAGGGATACTTAGAGAAGATCGGATAATTATAGCGCCAATTCTTTCTTACAAGCCCCGGAGGACACATGCTCCCACTCACTTTCGAGCGACTTGAGACATCGCTAAGAAATACAGATACATCTAATATGGAATATTACCAAATTCACGTTTGTCTGCGTATCTGCGAAGTCAGCAAAGACTTAATCAACCAAAACAATAACAAGTCGTATGTTTTTAGTGGCGCCTCAGACAATGGATTTGCCAATGCTCTTGCAGCTTACGAGACTCTTAAGAACGAATTCGCTTCCATCATTCCAATCTTGACGAGTAGACTACCTTTCGAACAGATCGGAGATTTAGAGATCAGCAAGAACTGTGAACGAATTCAAGCCCTTATCACTCAATATACAGACGTCAAGCTTAAAGAAACCTGGCCTGACAGCCCTTTTTCTCAGTCCGCTGTTCTACGCCGATTCGAAGTTTCTTTTAAACCTCGGTACAAATATTGTTATGTCGATTACGATTGCAAAGTGCAACGTTCAGCCGATGGAGAACTGCGTACCAACCCCCGTATCGAAGAAGATGCAAGGTTTACGGATCATGGATCTTCTTGGTTGTCCATCGCAACAGTTAGTCTGCTAAAGCGTAGCAAAATTTGATTTACGGCTAAGTATGAGAATAGAAGAGGGGGCTTTGCCCCCTCTTTTTAATCAATATCTTCGTAAGGTTCCTCTTCGATAGTCTCTACTCTCGTAGTTAAAGCCTCTACGATATCTCTAAGGGCAGTAGTCTCTGCACTGAGAATTGTGTAGATCTCCGAGATCTGCAAGTTGGTCATATAGTTATTCATGGCTGTAGTGACTTCGTTTAGTTTGTTTTCTAAGGCCGTTAGGCGAGAGAGGATCTTTTGGTATTGTGCCTCAGTCATTTCATACTCCAAAGACAAGCTTTACAAGAATAGTAAGTGTCGCGACCACCACACCAGTTACGACTGGTCCTACACCATATCGTACAAGTTCGTACTTGATCCCTTCTTTGGTAGCCAAAGCTGTGAACTTATTTTCGAATTCTTGGATCTTTTCTTTGACGCCTTCTAGGGATTGGAAGATAGACTCCTCTTCTCTCTTTCTCTCGTCTTCGTGTTTCTCCATGAATTTCTCGATACGGGCTACTGTGTCTTCGATTCTTGTCTGACGAAGATTTTGGCGCGCGTCAATATCACGAATTAGATTTGCTAACTCGCGCTCTTTGGCGGCCAAGGACTTCAGATCTTCTTGACGCATGATCTCGAGTCTATTGAAGACTTCGATAGGCAACTCTTTGTCGTTCATTTAAACCTCCTATGCGAAGTAGAACCAATCGATCTTCACACCGATGATCGAGATAGTTCCTTCGAAGTCGTCACTCCCAACGTTATACTCTCTTTTTAGCTTGAAAGAAAGCATGCCAGTGTCTTCTCTATCAAGAACCAACGCCTGAGATTCCATCGTGTATAGTTTGTTAGTCGCCGATACAACCTTGACCAAGTGGTCAAGGTTTTTAAATCCATAAGTTAGATCATTCCCATTTTGAATGATACGAGGACCGTCAGCTACTTGTGTTGTTCCTAGCAATTCGAAATCAACAGTTGTGCCCGTAACAGGAGGATTGAAGGCGCAGACGTGCAATGTCAATTTGAAGGCTGCTGGGCCTACTCCCCTAATATCCCTTGGCGGTGCGGTATGAAAACAAATATCATGGCTCCCGCCCACTTCCGTTAAGTCAATCGTAGAGATATAAGTATCTTCGCCGCCCGCTGTTAATGTGTTTACAGCACTTGTGATTTCAGCATCTAACGGGTTAGGGGTTAGTCTTGAAACATCGAGGTATGTGCTGCCGGCAGACAAGAACACCACGGCGTCAAAAGTTAGAAGCGCTTCTTTTAAGCTCATCTTATCTGTGAAATGAAAAGGTCCGCCAGCATCTGTATAGTCTGGTAAGTCCTCATCTGTTCTACCGATGAAACTATTGATCTCCTCTAGCTCTGTGGTCAAACCTGTTACACTCGAAGTTGGAATACTCATGCTAGGGAAGCTTCCTTCATGAGTCAGGCCCGTAGAAGAGTAGCCTGTGAGTAGCGCTCCAATTGCATCTAGCGTTTGTGCTAGTGTGTAAGTGAGTTCTGCGGCTCCATCATCATTCAATGGATAGCCTGCTCCAAATCCATCTTCTGCCAATTGTCCTAGCTTGAGCTCTAGAGTGGCGATGTCTTCAATCAATCCACTGTCGTCATATTCTGCGAACTCGTTAAGACGATCTACTTCTTCTTTAAGGGCTACAAGCTGTGTTTGTAGTGCTGCAAAACTTTCCTTAAGAGTAGTTGGCCGCCCCGACGCAGTAGAGTAATAGACACTCCCAGACCCAGCAGAGGCTTCTACGTCCGTTAGGATTGCGTTACCCGATAGGCCGTAGTCTAATGCTTCTACGTCGTGTCCTGAGCCCGTAGAAGGAAGGCTGGCGAGTAACGGATAAACTACTTCATTCAACTGAGCGATGATCCTGCTTAGATCCCCAGCAACAGTAATAGTTGCGTTTCTATTCTCACCAGTTTGTTGACGAAGAACTTTTAGCTTGTTTGCGAGTACAGACATTAGGCAACTCTCATTTTGATAGATTCAATTATTGGTGTGTTTCCTACGATAGAAGTTCGGAGCACAGCTTTTAGGTACAAGGAGTTTCCGGATTCTTCTTTCATATTCCAAGTAGCAGACACTTTTTCGCTACTCCAATCTGAATGAGAGCGGTTCACTTTTACAAGGAAGAAGGATCCGTCTTCTCTATCATCGATTGTGTAGCATTGGTAGAAGTCTTCATCTGATTTATCTAGCACACTGAATAGCTCAGGAGAAACGTATTTAAGCTTTACTGCGAACATCTCTTCAAAAGGATTGTAGATCCGCGCGCCCGTGTAGCCAGTTGGATAGCTGTAACCTTGAATCAAGTACTTGTGGTTGTAAGGATAGAGAGAGTCTAGGTTTCTCAAAGCGCTTTCGTTAGCAGCTCCACTTTCGATGTCATCCCAACTGGCAGGGAATACCATAACGGTAGAATGTCCTTGTGGCAGCACGACCCTCCCTGAGATGAGTTGCCCGTTGATACGAATAGGCTTTTCACCAAAGTCGATCTCTCTGCCTTCTCCTTCTTTCACATATACTGTAGTGTGATAGCCCTGTTCTGTTGGCCACCATCCATGAGTGCCGTTAAAGAAAGGAAGATCTTTGTTTTCGGCAGTTAAAAGGCCGCGCTTTACTACGATGCTAGTTTCTGAGACAAGAGTTCTGCTGTCCGCTTCGATGTATTTGTTTAGGATAGCTTCAGTTTCAAAGCCAGCACTGATTGTCAAAGATGCTTCGTCAATTAGTTCTTGCTCGCCAATCAGCACATAGCCGTCTACCGTTTCATCAATGAACTGATAGGTGCCAGTATCTGGAATCTCTCCAATGACTACTGGAGTTCCACTCCAAGGAGTAAAGCCCATCCCGTCTTTCGAGACACTCCACTGCACGGAGGTGCCTTCTGGTAAAGTCATACAGGGCTCGAGATCCACCTTTGTGAATGTAAGTTCATTATCTTCTGCATCATGGAAATCATACGGTCCGAGCTCGAGCATTGACTCAGTAGCTTCTTCTGTCCCTACTCCTGTTACTCTTAGTTGGTCTAAGGAAAACGCGTAGATATATTGACCGCCGACCTGCTCATCGCACCTATTCTTTCTAAGGGCCAAAGCAACAGAAGTAACTCCTTCTTGATTGATCTGAAAGAAGTTACTTGTACCGACTTCCCTTAAAGCAGGGAAAGCAGTCTTAGTCTTTCCGTTCTTCAAAGTGTACAAGCCCGTGATTGTGTAGTTCCCAAGTCCACTTGTTCGCAGTCCAATAGCTTCAATAGCTTTTACAAGAACAGGACTCTTGAAGGAGACATTGACTACTAGATTGACATCGCCAACAGGGTACTCAGTGTAAACAAGAACTGACCAGTGGTTACCATCTTGGTCTTTCAAAAGCTCAACAGAAGCGTTCGTCTTCTTAGCTAGTGTGCCCTTAGGAGCAATAACTTTGTAGACGATGTCTGCTTGGGCCAAAGAAATCTCAGCCGCATTGTTCATACCAAGTGTAGCTACTCCGTTATCGACTTTAGCTGTTGATTCAACACCCACCTTTTCTTTAGTGGTTAGTGTTTCTTCTAGCATCGAGTAGAAGACGCCCGTACCTTTCATCTGAAGTAGGTTATCATAAGCAACTAGTGTCTTGTTCAAACGGTGCAGCACTTTTTTACTTGCTTGTAAGTTGGCTTGCCGCAACTCTTCGTACTCTGCTTGTAACGCTAGAAGTTCTTCTAATGCTTGTAAGTGAACCTGACGTCTCTCTTCCCAAGAACTAATGATCCCAGCAGCTTCAGCCGTTTGCTGGAATCGCACTTCTCTTCCTTCTAGTGTGCGTTCCGGACGCAACCTGTCTTGCACTTCCTGTTCCAAAAGCCTCAACTCCAAAGGAGTTGGGGCTCTTTTATTTTCCAGGATGAAATGCTTAGTAGCGTTCTTAAGTTCCCGTTTCATTAGTAAAACCTATAGTTGATAGCTTCGAAGATTGGGGAGAAGTATTCCTTCATTCTAGCGGCATTGCCTGTGCCCTTCTTCTTTCTCCAGAAGACTTTGACAATGCTTCTATCCTCTTTCAAACTAAGCTGCTCTGTTGGGAACTCGATAGTATTTCTTTTAGCCTCATAAGTGAAGTCTTCAATCTCTTTAGCAATGAAGTACTTCGCCACAGCAGGGCATACCTTGTAGGTGATGCGCCCGTTGTCATTGAGGGCTGAGCGGCTGTGCAATACTCCATCTACATAGTCTACAGAGTATTTGTTATCTGGAACAAACTCAGGATCTTTGTAGTAGTAAGTGATTTCGATATTGGCCGGTAAGGTAGTAGTAGTCTTTAACGTAACTACTCCAGCACCTGAAATGTGATAGTCTCCCTCAGTTGCTAGGCTGCCTACCAATGCTTTCCGAACAAGGAACCGGTTATCTACTGAGAACCTAAAACCAAACCCATCAGCGGTGATTGTATTAGCTCCAGCGGCCAATGCAAATTGCACTTGACCAGCAGTCGGAGAGATTTGGTTAGTTCTCTCAGTCACCTGGATAGCTCCATAGAACTCCTTAACACCATCAATGTAAGAGATTTCTGTGGGGTTCTCTTCTCCTAGGATGATACCATCAGAGACACTTAAGGTTCCTTTGATGATGTGTTCGTAAGATAGTTTACGCCCGCCTCCTCCACTGATCGTTGTTTGAGTCCAGTCACCAGTCAGAGGGTCGTTACGATAAAGCAAATCTTCATCTACTACTTCTCGAATTGAGAACGCCGATACCTCTTCTGGAGAGATGATAATGCCAACTGGCTTCTCATCATCAAAGAGGATTTCGTAACCCTTTTTATTCAGCAACTTTTGAGGTGAAGCTTGGAACTGAGCAGTCCAGGTATCCGTACCTGTTTCTGCAAACAAGGTGATCATGCCGCTTGCAGCATTGACATAGTACTCATCGGGATCATTCAGATCCCCAATATATTCCACCCTGTTTCTTTCTCCGTAGAGAGCAGAGAAAACCTTGAACGTACTTAGATTAATGTTCCTGTGACCAAGGAACTCTGTCTTCCTGTTCTTAGACAGATTCTTACTGTAGGTAGTATTTAGGCCCGTAGAGAGAAGCACGTCGATGGTGTGTTTGTCGGGATCAAACAAATAGTTGAACCGAGCTTCGTAACCTTTACTCGTTAACTCAAAGTTTAGTAGCTCAGGTAGGGCATAGATCTCTACCAGGCCCCAACCATCCCAATCAGAAGACACAATAACTTTGTCGCCTTTGTTATTGAGGGTCCACGTCTCTCCTGAGAGCAAGCTTTCTTCAGCTACGTATTCGTAAGTATTGCTTTCGATCTTAACTACTAAGTTAGTAGGAGTGATATTTTTGTCAGTCAACGAAAAAGGCAAGTCAAAGATACGCGTCTCTTGAGTAGCTACGATTGTTTTAAAGCCTTCGTCGCCCAGTCTCATTACACGAGATTGCATTAGGAAGATCTTTGAGTCTTCCAAGTTCTCACGCAAGGGAACGACTGCTGGAGATTGCGCTGTTGCTACGGGCCTAGATAGCGACGAAAGCTCGTAGGCTTCTTCTGCGGGGAGCACACTCGATGCTCTTTCCAAACGAGCGTCTTCTCTCTCTACTTTTAGAATGTATTCAAGACTTCTCTCGTCACCGTTCAAAGGAATCGCTTCTCTATCTGAAGTTTGTGAGACTTTAATGTCGCCGACTTTTGTAGTTAGCCGGTAGGAGAAAAGACTGGCTGGGAAAGCGTTGATTCGGCTTTCCATTCGATAAGTGGGACGGCGCAAAGGAATCTCTGTGCTTTTCAGAGTTCCTTCTGAAGCAAAAGAGAGCCGCTTTACTTCGATGCTCTTGATACCAATTGCAAAGCGCCTTCTTAGTTCTCCTCTCAAAGGAGCGAGGTATGAATCTCTTTGAACTAGTTTGACAGTAAAACGCTTTACTTCAACTGGCAAAAATACAATGTCCCAATCGCTAACGCCATCATTTCTAACGGCATTCCAAAAGGATTCATCGTTCTGCCTAACTGAAATATCTTTGATAGAAACAACTCCCCCATCTTTGTCATTAAACACAATATCCTTAATGACAAATGATCTGGAGTCTCCAGGAAGAACGAACCCCATCTTGATGTAGTTCAGAACTTGCTCTTCTTCCAGAATGACATCTAGGTTTAGTCTTAGCGGCCCATCCCCAATGCGCTCATACTCAAACCAGTTATCAGGATCCCCATCTAGAATAGAGCTTAGATAACCAAGAGAAGTGGTGATCTCTGCATCAGAGTTACCATTCAGACCGTTGGAGCCGTTAGAGATACCGAGATTCCTTACACGTAAGACCTCTTCTCTTGTTACGGGCAGAGTGGCAACTCCCTGAGATAGGAAGATCTTCATTTCGTTCGTTGTGTTTTCTGAATCGATCTCTTCTGCACTCAAGAAGGATTGGCGCACTACTGCAGTAGTATCTCCGCTCATTGACTTTACTACAGCAGCTCTCTGTCCTACTTTCTTAGACATCGAAGCAATGTTGTTAGCCAAGAGATCGTTCTCGTTCAACAGTTTCTTCTTTGCTTCTCGAGTATTCTCGTATTCAGCAATAACAAGACTGACTAAAAACTTCTGCTTTTCTACAAGGTCTAGGAGTACTTCCCTATCCGCAACAGAGCCCTTAGAGAGATAAGGGCGCCAGTCATCTACGTTCTGTGCCACGTTGTGCATACGAGCAACCATAGCGCCAGTAGTTTCTACGGCGCCAGGAAACTGTCCGGCCGTCTCTAGGGCCTGCTCGATTAGCTTTTCCGCCGCGCTGCTAATCCCAAGTCTTTCTTTGAGTGTTTCACGCATTGTTTCTTTCCTTGGCGATAAAGCAATAGCTAGTGATTAGAGGAGTGATCAATGGGTTACCGCTCATTGATCTTAGTACATACAAAACAGATACTTCTCCACTAAAGCTTTTGGTTCTTCGGGGGAACGCAATACGGTTGTTAACTAGTGTGATGGCTCCAGACTTATCTAAGATTTGGAAGGGCCGTTTCACATATGAGATTCGATAAGTCACATTCGGATCATAGTCTAAGAGTCTGATCTTTGTTTCGTATGCTTTGGGGATGTCTCTAATAAACAATCCGACTGCAGCGTCTTCGTAAGAACTGATCCAAGTAATCCCGTTGTCTACAGAGATAACGTAGTCAGTACCTAGCGCTAACTCGATATCATCTCCATAAACAATACATTTTGCCTCGTCAATCATAGGAGCAAAGTTGATAAAGGACTCTTGCTTGTAGATTGCGAGTAGTTCCTCTTCCCTTGCATTACCAGGGGCAGGAATGATTGTATCGATCTTGATGTTGGACTTTCTGTTAGATCTTACTACGAAATACTTATCTACAAGAGCATCTGTGGATGCTTGGCCGGTAGAGAAGAGGTCCGCGTGTTCTCCTCTGATGTCCACCATAGTCTCTTTGGTAGAGAAAGATACGGCGCGGTTCACTTCGAATGCTGGTGTTTCATAGAATCCGATATCTTTGTACCAAGCTCTCTGAGCCCAAATCTCAGCGATTGCGAATTCAAACTTGTCACCTTGGAAATAGGTCTCGCCTTTTCTTTTGTTGACTTTGAGATTCCCACTTACAGTAGGGGTTCTCTGCATAAAATAGAACTTCAACTGAGAAGTGCCGATAGCGGAGAATAGGAGGATTTGGTTATCTGCATCTAAAGCTACTTTAAAATCAATCTCTTCCCATTGCAGATTGGCTTTAAGAAACTCCACCTTGTAGATATCTACCGGCTTCTCAGATACTGAGTGAATGTTAATCGTGTTGATAACTTGATAGCCAGGCAACTCACAAAGCAAGGTCAAGAAAGCGGACTCCATTTCTTGTCGCCAATTGGTTGGCTTGTAGACTGTATGCAAGAAGACTCTGTCTTCCAGATACACTCCACTTGGATCCTCTACCGTTTGCTCTAGCTCGAATGGACTGAAGTCTGTCTCTTCGTATACGTAAGTACAATTCCTAAAGCGAATCTCTTCCAAGCTTTCTGTTGGCAGTCTCAAGCCGCCACGTCCTTCAGGATCGATTCTGTAAGCTTCAGAGATAGTCAGTTTGGTCTTCGGGTCCTCAACGATCCTAGAGGCTTCTGCAGCTCCCAAAGAGCTGTCGAAGAAAGTCTCATAAGCTACCTTGGCTTTGAGGTCTAACTCAAACAAACCTTGCTTGACCAACTTCTCAAAACGAAAGAGCTCTCGTTCATTAGAGGACCGCTCATTGGTTAGACGTTTTGCCACCCGAACCTTGATGCTTCCTTCTTCTCTAAGGGCCTCTTGGAAGCTTGCTGCATCATAGAACATACTCTCTAGATTTCTATTGAAGACCGAAGAGTCTAATAGGCCGTTAGAGACAGGACTCATCAAGGCACCGAAGTTACCAAAGTCCTTGATAGCTTGCTCGATACGACGGTCCAGAATCCGCTCTTCCAAACGGGTCTTCTTCTTCTCTTTGAAGAAATCCCTTACGACTTTGGCTTTGCTTTCCTTCAATGTTCTGAAGTTTCTTGTGGTGAATGCCATATCTCACCCCACCGAAAGAGAAACGTAAATCTTTCTCGCTGAGAGACCTGTTGGGGTTTCGAGTTCAAGAGTAACTTCGATATCACTTCCAGCTGGGATATCTTCGAGCATAATGCGAGTAGAGTAGTCGCCGCCTTGGGTTCGAGAGAAGTAGCTTGTAACGTCACCAACTCCATTCGAATAGGTGATCTTCAAGCCTCCTTGGCTATCTACTTCAGCTACTGTATTCTCTCCCCAAGTCAGGAGTGTCTGATAGTCCACGTCAGGACTGTCGTCAGAAGTATCCTCATATGTTCCAAGGGCCACGCTTGGAGAAAGCCAGATACCCACATCAGTGCAGTCTTCATCCACGTCATCGTTAACAAGCTGAAGGACAATCGTCTCTCCAGAGTTCAAGGATGGAGGAGAGTAGATCACTTCATCGTCAATCTTAAAAGAGAACCCGGCGGTAAGCATTACTTCACCTCCACAGTGACTAGGATAGATTCGGGGAACTCGACTTCTTGTTTAGCCGTTGTGACCTTGTATGTGATCGAAGCTCCTGAAGTCAAACCACTGTTAACAAAGGTGATGGGCGCCCGCGTTTCATCTGTATCAAAGTTGTCTAGTTCCGTCCAAACGTCTCCACTTAAAGCATATAGTTTGTAAGTCAGATACGGTCCCTCCCAGCTACATTCGAAGCTAACTTCTTCTGCAGTCAGAGTATTCACTTGTACTTTTGTTTTTGGGTAGGTCGGCAAGAATACTGGTATCACGCTTACATGAAGGCCCTTAGAGAGGAGCTCCTCAGTTTGCTCTAATGTAAGTGATCCGCCGTACTCCTTGAGTAGAGTGATTGGGTATTCAACTACCAAAGCACCAGCCTTTACTACCTTGCGGCCACGTTCATCCCACGACATAGCAGATTCAATTAGCTTCCTGTTGTGAAGATACACTTCTTCAGCCTTAATTGGCATGCCACCTTTGACAAGTAGATCGATATGCTTTACATCTCGAACTTCTTGCGTGTCTTTGAATGCCGCTTCACATAGGATCAAATATCCATAGTCGTTCTCGTTACCGTATCCATAAGTTAAAACAAAAGACTCAGGTCCGGTTGCGTACTTCATTCCACAAACAGTGTTGGGATTAAAGCCGCCTTCGTCATCCCTAAGGGCTAAGGAACTATAAGAGATACTGTCTCTTTGAGAACAGGAAACAATCGTATCTTCTGCATCTACTACGATATGTTGGATAGCGTTCTCTTCAGCAGTGACATCTGGAATGACATAGAAGACCACTCGCTGGTTTACAAACTCTTTGTTTGTGAACGGATTCAGATCATATGCCATGTACCTGTAGTCATCTCCAATATAGTAAGTCTGCACTTCTACATTGAAAGATGCTGGGATGTTCTCTGCAAAGTGAACAAGCCCGCTCTTGTTAGACCAAGAGCTAATGGATCCGTATTCGTACTTAACGTCTCTGGAGAATCTAGTTCCATGCAAGGATGCTTTAGTGGTAAGAATACGTTTCAGATTCCCTTCGTAGTCATACAAGAAAACATTCAAATGCCTGTTGCTTGTAGGGGAGATGGCCAGGTTCTGTTTACCAGCAAATAGAATTGTTTCGCTGATCATCATTCCAACAAGTTGGCTTGCATACATGTAGGGCCGGTAAGGAGAAAAGGATTGGCGCTCTGCTTCAGGTACTGCATATCTGCGAATAACGCCCCCGTCATTCTCTACTACTTCGCCTGTGGTAAAGCTCATAAGCCAAGGCTCTTTGTGAGTAAAGTTCTCTGGCTTTACTGGAGCAATAATGTTCTCAGAATGTGGCTTAATCCAGTACGTACCACCGCTAGAGAAGTAGTAAGTGAAACCATCTGAGTTAGATTCTACAGTGTAAACTGCCCTATCTGTGTAGATGTCACCAGTTTCTGGATCGATATCTTCCCAAGTAGCTTCTTCTACTGCTGGAACGTTGTTAAGAATCTGAGTTACTTTTCCCCAAGTACCGTAGGCATCTACAAAGTAGGCTGTGTAACGTGTTGTTTTCTCATTGAATCTATTAATGAAGTTATTGTATAGCGCGCCAGAAGCCTCTGAGAACAAGAACTCAGAGTTTTGCTTAGCCTCTTCTTCGTTGCTTACTTTCCTAATCTCCACTCTAGTTGTGCCGGTAGGAAGCACATGCTTGAAGAAGAGCGGTACAAAGTTTCCTTTTTGGTTCTGACCTTGGGTGCTTGTTGCTAAGATCTTCTTATGTTTAGTCGTGTACGAGACTCCAGTGAACTCAATGGCATCCGAGAATAAATCACGCCGGCGGTACTTAACAAAAGAAGGGGCCATGTAAAACCTAGACACTACATCAATGTTTCTTTGTGGAGTAAGGTGCTCATTCTCTAAGTAAGCTACTGGAACTTCAGTGTTCTTGTAAGACTGGGTAAGCTTGAACCGCTCAACGCGCTCATGCACATGCACCCTGAAAGGAACAGAAGAGCTTACTTCATTTCCTTCAAGGGCATTGGCATTTAATCTAAGAATAAGTGATGCCATTAGGACACCATATTCTGGATGCCAGCTCTAGTTTGTCCTGCCAAAATGAGAGTTACTTTTACATTTACTACTGCAAAATCGCTTACATTAGGATCATCATTGGTAGCATCTGTTTCTCTCCAGTCATCCCAAGAGAATGGGTTTCCAGTATAGTCATTTGTTGGAATTTGAATTGTGATTGTTGAACCACTAATAGAAGCGCCAATGCTGATGGGATCTTCTGAGCCTACTTCTTGCTTGATCGATCCAACTGTGTACCAGGAAGTAGCATCTCTGCTCACTAGAATAGTCATTCCTAGAATTTCATGCGCGTCAAATCCTGATGGTAGGTTCACACTGACTTGCGCATTGGCAACTTGGTGCCATTGGCTAGGGTCTCCTCCCGAGCTATTTAAGAATGTGCATTCTTTTCCTTCTTTGCTCCAATGGACGACATTGATCTTGGGCACCACCCATTCATCGAATGTGCCGAATCCGGTAGTACCGGTACCGTGAACATCTAAAACCCAAGGGAATAGAGAGGTTCCGCCAGTGTCTACCATTTGCCCGACAAACAAACCATCGAACATGCCGGTTACTCTGTGAGCGCCAAGCCCGTAGGAGGAGGAAAATAGAAACCCACATTCCACATCTCTAGTGCCATAGCCTGAGTCCGTACCAAAAACATCTGCTTCAGTAATAGTATGTTCGCCTTCGTTAGCGCCTTTCTTATCAATAGCAGAATGCACCTGCAGTACGTCAGCGCCGTACACTTTCACCTTCTTACCGGCCTCAGCTCTGATAAGAAGGTCATCATCTCCATTGCGATTAATGGACCAATCTTCTCCGCCAAAAACGACACCATAGGTAGCACCAGATACACTGAGGTACTGACCGGCAACTCCTCCTGTTTTGCCAAACCAAATGTCTCCACGCATAGCGTTATCGTCATTTAGATAGGCGTCGCTTTGCTTGCCATCTCTGTGTAAGTACTGCGGAGCGTAGTTGCCTGACATTTCCGAAGGTACAAACTTACCACTTGCTCCTGCTCTGCGAGTCCATCCTGCAATGTATCGCGCGTCGATCATCTCTTCCCCGTACTCTCCAGTATGGGAATGACTCCTCATCTTTCTACGCAAGTCATCAATAGAAGTGGTGATGTCAGTACCAACAGTAACTACTACGAACTTATCGCCAGCAGCGACTTCGGCTTCGAGATCGACTCCTGAAATATAGAAACTGCTGTCATCGATATAAGTATAAACAGCGTCTTTATAAGTCTGTCTTGTAGTGTGGTTCTTCAAATAGAGGAAGCCCGTAGGGATCAGCTCGCCTGCTGCATAGTCCTCAGTTAGAACGGGAGGCAGTACTAGTTGGAAGCCTGTACCCGGATCAACACCCACAAGCTCTGTACCAGTGCTGTATTCGTTCTTGGCCATGTGAGTAAGAGTAGGCAAGCTAACAGTATGGCGTCCCTCGCTATCGGCAGACGCAGAGACTTCGCACCCTTCCCCACCTTCGTCGATCTGGATTGGATCCGGGATTACGTTAAACGTAGCGCCAGTGTAGTTTTCTCCGGAGGCGTAAGTCCGAGGCTTGGTTGTGTAGGTGATCGTTCCACCGCTCGTCGCAGTGTTACAAATAATCTCATTGGTTTGAGATACAAATGTAAACCTATTCGGGAGCGCACCAAGGTCGTCTGGAGTGTCTACCAAAGTAACTAGAGCGCTGTCGTCGGTTTCTCCAACGTCGATGTCTTCGATATTGTTTAGTGGATACTTTAGAGTGAAGGCATACACGCCAACAGGCACTGCTTGAACAATTACTCTATCGCCCGTAGGGAAGTGAGGATTGAGATTAGCAGCTGGACCAATCAATCGTCCCAAGTTTGCAATATCTAGGGATCTGCGACTGTCAGTTAGGTAGTCAGTGGTTGTTTTGGCGCGACCCCATACCATACTAAGACCAGTTTCGTGATCAGTAGAGTACGGATAGGATTCGTCGTAGATATCGCCTACAGCCTTCTCTACGTTCTCTACAGCTCGAGCCGCTTGTCTAGCCAAAGCCGTAAGCTTCCCTGCTCTAACGGCCTCGCCATCAGAGAATGTGGGTACTACAGCGATTCCCTTTTTAAGTTTGTCAGCCATTAGAGAACTCCTAGAATTGGTAACTGTTCAATGCCGTTAGCATTGGGATTGATAGTGTAGAAGTTAACTCCACCGATAGAGTTGCTGTTGTTATGGGCCTCTGTATACAGTCGGAAACCATAAGGAATAGGCAGGTTCTCAGTGAACTCAACTCCCAACAAAGCCGAAGACATCAGGATCTTAAGGCGCACAACATTTGAATAGATAGTCTGGCCGCTAAGAGGATCAATGGCTTTAGCCCTAATAGAGACTTCTTCTGGACCATAGATAAGATATGCACCAAGGTTTACTGTATCGTCAGTAGCCGATGGCTCTGGAAGTTCTTTGCCTTCGAACACAAATCTGTTTCCCCTAATTGTGTCTGGCAAGACTGGCGAGTAAGCTCCCGAAGCTTCTGTAATTGGGTGAATGGCATCTTCGTTCCAAGCATACAAGATTCTCTTCAGACCGTCTGGGGCGTCGCCGTTCCAATCTACGTCCTCCGGGCCCAGCAACCAACAAGTTGTTCCTAACAAAGAGCCAGACTCTGGAGCTTCTGCAAATTCCATCTTGGTGTAGTGGACGTCTCCAATCTTTGTTTTGAGATTCGAAGTCACAGTGAATCTTTGCTTAACACCTTCGCTTGTCAAAACATCAACATAAGCGATACTGTCATTCCAGAAAGCGCCATCGACAATAACTGCAGAAGAGCTTTCACTTAGAGTTGTGTCTGTCTCCACATCTAGCGTTGCGGAACGAATACCTACAGTACCGTAAATCGGATCACACTTAAGGATCTGGAACACCCAGAAAGACTCATGACGCAATGTCGGCGAGATTTCCCTTGTCCCTAGATATGTATCTGTTCCGTCGTAACTGAAGCTAGCGATTGTGTAAAGGCCGCTAGTGTCGGTAAGTGGAGCTGTAAAGAGTCCATAGATCTCACCATCAGAGTTAGATGTTCTGATGATCTCTGTTGAGTCAGCCAGCAGACCATTGCCTTTAACGATCTCCATAGTCACATCGATGTCATCTACGGGCTTGCCTTGTTCGTCTAAACACTTTGCAATTAGCAAAGACGAGTCTGTGCCAAAGTAAACTGGCCCATAGTAGTTAGTGGCGATTTGCTTTGTCGTGCTGGTCAACTCGATGGACGACAGCGAAACCACTTCAGAACTCAGAACTAAAACCCCCGAGGAAGCCACTACGTTACTAGACTTCACATCTAGATTGCTTTCTTTATTGGTTGTTCTGTGAGAAGACGCTACATCGTATTCTAACCGAGGTACGCTCTTGTAACTCACATAGAGAGTTCCATTCTTGTACTCTCCTCTTGGGTTTTCTGCAATAGCAGTTCCTCTTGTGTGAGATGCCGCCGTAGTCATATAGCCTCGAGTCAAGGAAGAGAAGCCTTTGGAAGTCTTCTCTTCATAAAGAATGGCTTCGTCATCAATAGCCAGAATGCCCTTAGCAGGGTAGTCTGCGTAATGCTCTTCAAAGAAGAAAGGGATGTAGTCCGCTTCGTCATCGATATCTTCTGACAAGATTAGACTCTGAGCTTGGTAACCGCCGATCTTAACTAAGCCGAGCGCCTCATCTACTTCGAAAGTGTAGTCTTCTCCAGGGATAAGATCCAAGGTATCTACTTTAGTGAACTCACTTAAGTCTGTGCCGTCAATGACTACAACACGAACGCTATCTGCTTGAATAGGAAAGTACTTGGTAGCAATTACTCTTCCACCTGAGATAGCTCCAGCTTCTTCCCAATAGGTAGATACAAGCTCAATTGTGAGCTCCTCATCTCCCGTTGTTACCCAAGGGCCTTTCCAATTACTAATGTAGGCATTCGGTTCTTCATATACGATCTCTCTATGTCTCCTAGAAATGTATTCTGTTAAGAAGCCGCTTTCATCTGATGTGACGGTTCTAGAGCCTTCTCCGTACTCTCCAGTGAAGTCATTCACTAAGTCCCATTTGAAAAGAGTCAGTACTTCATTGGTGTCTGTTCTTACAAAAATACGTGCCCCTAGAGAAGAAGAAATAACTTCTTCAGGTAGTTCGATTTCTTGTAGAACGTCATCTACTGCATAGTCTTCTCGGGCTACAACAAGAGCAGATGTGTCACCGCGCACTTCTCTGAGATCCCAGCTAAAAGAAACCAATCCATTGGTTACTACAGGAGTATGGGTCTTTTGGAAATCGCGTGCTCCTACTTTAAGTCGTTTAAATTCTACTTTGTCTAAGTGACCGCTTGTCCATTCATCTAGGTATGTGCCTTCCTTCAGAAGATTCTCTTGTTGATTTAGCCACAGGCCTAATGTGTCTGCCGGGTCTTCGGCTGGTAGGAAAACACGATCAAACCTAAAAGGGAAAATCTCCGCGAGGGGAGATTCTACCTGTTCGGACCTTACGTGAACGTCTACCGGAATAGTTTCAGAAACGATTGGCATTTCAACTCCATTGATTGCCAGCTCTTTGTAGAAGCTTTCTGTGGATCTTATTCCCTTCAGGTGCAAGAAGCCTATATCCAGTTTGCTGGCTATTTTCCAGTACGACTTCCTCTTGAAGGAAGAGCTCTGTAGTGGGATCAAACAGCTCATAAGCGCTTACGCTATCCCAGAAAATTACAAACGGAAACTCTGCATAGTCAGCTTCGATTTCTCCTAAGACTCCTTCGTATGTAGTTAGAACGCCAGCTAGTGAGTTCAGATAATACTGCCCTCTTTGCTCTACCTCTTCTGGAGTCTCCATAAGATCAGTTAGCTGACTTGTATTTCTTGCCCTTAGAGATAGAACGTTTGTTGCGCCGAGGTCCAAGTTCTCTTGTGCTTTGAAGGCCAAGATCGTTTTTGTCTTGATGTTGTTACCTAACCTCAAGTTCTTGATCTCAAGCCATTCGCATTCGTCTTCGATTAGAGTTGCTTCAAAACTACTAGATTCATTAATCAAGTCGATTAGCTCTGTCACAAAGAGTGTTTCCCCTGGAGTTCTTGTTGGAATCTCTAACTCCACTTCTTCAGGGTAGTTGTTGTAGAACAGGATCTTCCCCGCTTTGATATCAATCGCAGGAGCAGTTGCTACCTGTACGCCTTCAGCAGTTCTCAGTGTGATTTGGATGGCGCCCTTGCTTAGACCGCCAACCAAACGACTAAGACTGCCTGTAGCATTGACTACAGTGCCATTGGATCGCTCGATAGACTCTGCCTTGAGTCTCAGGCTGTATTGCTCAGCTGACTCGCCAGGGAGCCTTGCAAGGCCCAAGCGGACACCCTCTTTATCTAAACTCGTTTCAAGTGGAATCCTATAGGGACTATAAGTAGCCATCAAGACACCTCAATTTCTGTAAACGCGTCAGCAAAGTAAAGCGTATTGTTTTCCTTATCGGCTAAGTAACTTAGCTTTAGGAGCTCGCATTCTCTAGTCTCTTCTTCTAGTAGGAGAAGAAGCTTGTGTCCTCTCAGCAATACAATCCCGGTGTTTTCTGCTGAGATTTCAGAGATAGGCTCCTGTACGTCTACGAAGACACCTGTATAGGAAAGCGTAGTCATTCTGTCTACTGTGCACTGTACATAGAACTCCCACTGTCCTGGATCTTCCATTTCGCATCCAAACCTAATGTCTTGCCAATCATCGTATTGCTTGCGATTGGCATTGAATGAGTACTCTCCAACATCCCATGTTTTGTCTTCTTGTAGGAACAGTACGTCTCCGCCTGGATTGATTAAGTAAACGAAAATCTTAGTAATGCCCGTAGAGGGATGGAGGAGGTGCGCGTGGAACAAGTGCTCCATCTCCCCTGTACTGAAACTTCTTTCGGGCAGAATTCCCATCAGAGAATTATAGCTGATTAGGTTTGCATGGGTTGGTGGCACAAACTCAGGCAACCTTGGTTCAAAGATAAGAACCCAATCATTCGTGGAGGCATACACGTATCCATTCTCTGGATGGATGAACCAGTTGTTCACAATGATGTTAGACTCAGCGCGTAGCAATCGAGTCTCGTGAAGCAACTCAAAAGCTTCTTCAGCATCTAGTTCTTCTACTTCTGCAGAGAAACTTGTTCTTACATAGTACTGAAGGAATGACTTGTCTTCTTCGACACGAACGTTTAGGTACAGAGGCGAATCTGTTTCTCTTCCATGGGCCGATAGGAAAGGATGCTCTTGTTTGATACCTACTTCAGGGGTCAGCAACAGCTTCCAATCTAAGCTTCTTGACTCATTCCCAATGACCTTATCAACGTACTTGTAGATGTGGTGGCTTTTCTTTGCATCATTAAAAGCAAAGCTCAGCGTTTCTGCAATCGTCACGTTGTTGATGTCTCTACCGACAATCTGGAACGTAGCCACTCCGGTAGTTTGCTTGTTGGCTCGGGGCCTACTAAAGCGTCCACCACTCACCTGTAAGGTAAGGTGATTCGGATAGACTAACGTCTCTTCGATGCTGTTGATTTCATCTTCAAAGTTATCCGGCGGTTCTTCAGACCAAATACCTTCATGCGAAAAAAGTACATTAGTTACTGGGTCATTTAACGTAATCGTACGTAACCCCCTATCGTAACCCTTCATCAATTCAGTCACTGTAGTTACTTCGGACAGTTGTTCCGCATCTCCTGTGACTGTCTTACCCAACCAGTTGCCAGAAATCTTTACGTAAGCGTCAGCTTCATCTAAAGCAACTGAGTAGACCTCTGCTTTATGTAACCAGTTTTTAAACAGGAATTCATCTTTGTGCTCATGAATGGCGTTAGAACGCTCCACTTCTACTGGATCCATAAGGGCCCTTAATAGGCGAGCGGAGTTGGAGGAAGGATCCCAGCCTGCTTTCTGCCAAGCAGGAAACGCCTGCATAGCTTTTCTTGCAAAGAGGCCACTCATCACGCCACCTCAATGTAGTTCACTTCAATTGTGTCGATGTCAGCGAACTCATCTTCTTCTAGATAAAGTGTTTCGCTTTGAATCTCCAAGCTATCAAAGTAAGAGATGGCGGTAGACCTAGAAGAGTAGAGAGTTTTGATTCTGCTCTTCTCTACTGTGGGCTTGGCTAGCAGGTTGCTTGCATCTCGCTTAATGATTGCTTCCATGTCAGACCTAGAAACCTGCCCGCCTAAGCCAGCACTTTTAACCAAGTCTTTGAGATCTCTCAACAATCTTGCTTCGAACGAGGTCTTTTCTTGGGCTAGCAAGTTTTTCTTTACTTCTAAAGTGATTTCCAAATTCAATGTGTTCTTAACGGCATGCGAAGCGATTACTGATAGGCCTGGGATTCTTTGTTTGTCCAAGCGAATCTGTACCGACCTCAGAGTGTCAGCATTAGATTCATACTCTGTGCATAGGATAATCGCTGCACAAGTGCCTGGGCCATAGTAACCACTGATGATCTTAGAAGTGATTACTCCAGGAATGTCCAAGCTGCTAAGGAGAACACTATCAGTGTTCCTAGCCATAAGAGAGCCAGAGTATCTTGATACTCTGAATCTGAGCTGCTCGTCTGTTTCTCTGTCTCGGCCGTTGAGGACCGGATAGAAGTTCGTGACGCGCAATCCTGTGAGGGGTACAGTGTGATTTCGAAGGACATGTGATCCGATGTTGAAGAGTCGTCCAACAAGAGCTGCTCTTACTGGAATGAAGGCGGCGCTTGCCGTCCGCTCGAGCTGAACGTCTTCTGTCGTGTAGAAATCCAAGGAGAGGTTTTGTTCATTTTGGTTCCTATCAGAGTGGATACGAGTCCCAGCTGTTACAGTGTAAGAGCCGCTAAACAGATCGCCAAAGGTTCCACTGGCTACATAGAAAACTACATTCATAGATTCTTTTGTAGCGAAAGCTTGTGTTCCAGCAAGCCTACCACTTCCCATAACTTCAAAGGCCAAGTCATCTAAGTCCTTGCCCGTAGCAGAGGAAAGTTGGCGCGCGTTATACAGAGTTTGCGTTACCTGAGTTACTTCACTCAAAGCATTGGCGACTGGCTCTACAAGAGTCCTATACTTAGAGTCACCGCTAAAGTCAGTGATCCCAAGAGTTCTTGTAAATGTATTACGAAAGCTCTCGACGAAGCTTCTGCTATCTCTAACTTTAGGTGATACAGCCATTAGATGCTCCTCAATGCAACACGGTTTTCTCTTGCATCGTAAGTGAAAGCGATCTGCATTCTACTGCTTAGGCGTTTGCTATTGATATCCAAAGTAACTGACATGATCCTCTTGTTGTCATTAGAGATCGTAATAGTAAACTCTCCAAGTCCAAGAAACCTGTCTTGAGTCAAGGACGCAATCAGAACTTGTCTAAGCTCGTCTTCCGTTCTTCCGTCTACGGGCTTTCCTAGCAAAGATTGAAACCTTGTCCCTTTGTTGGGGAAGTACTTCCAGTCACCAACAGAGCTTGTGATTCTTTCTCGAACACTTTGGTACAAATGCATAGCTGCTTGATTCTTTGTGTCTAACATGACGCCATCATTAATCATGATGTCACCTTCTGTGGTCCACACTAAGTCGGCTTGTTTAGGATCTACTTTCATCACCCACCTCCAAGACTACGCGCGATATTAGCAAATCGCCCGAGCACCTTTACAAGGCCCTTAAAAGGAGGAACAATAATATGCTGTGGAATAGGAGTTACTACTGTTGATGGGATTAGCGACAAAGGGAAAGGAACGCTCTGAATCATACCAGCATACTTCATAACAGCAGGCATTCCCTGTACGTTGATTCTTCCTCCGTTACCCGGGGAAATAGTCATCGCCCCATTCTTCATAGAGATGAACGACATGGGCGTTGCTTGAATTCGGATCTCCCCTGGTTCTCCTAACAACACAATTGAAGCAGCAAGCTGAGGATCATTGTTCCAGTAGTTCAAACGAAAGATCTTAGATGGCCTATTCATGACATAGCTCCAAAGACGTCAAGGGTTCGAGGCATCTCATTCTCTGAGATACTCACCGTTAGAGGATCTGATTTGAAATACACCTTCCCATTAGAGATGTCACTACCCAAGTATCTTACTTCTACCGGCCTATGCTTCATGTTAGCATTATTCCCATAGAGCATCTCTTTCTCATCAGGAGAACAATCTAGAGGAAGAATTATTCTTTTGCCATTAAGCAAATAGACTTCAACTGCACAGATACCTGGGTTTGTTTCCAAGATACTCTGGGCCGCTGGAGAAAGATCAAGATCCGTAATTGAATATACTCCGATTACGATTCCCCTGATCTTAGACTCCGAGGTCAATGATTCTTTGTTGGCTTCTGCAGTCGCAGCGTGTAGCCTTCTCTGCAAAGCGCCTACTGGAATTGGCATGTTTACCTCTTATCGTTGGATTCGGCTTGGGTTACTTGCAATCTCTGCCGCTTGGTTGATCTTTTCCCAAGCGCCTGTAGAGTACTGATCGAAGAGATTCGTCAGATCTTGCGCTCCCTCAAAGGTATCATTGATTTCTCTGACTAGCTGCCCCTTGAAATGCTTCCACACTAGAGTGGGGTCTTTCAGGGACAAACCAGAAACAATAGGCCTTCCAGACTTAACAAGAGGCACAAGCATAATAGACTGCTCTCGCATGCATTGCATCAAGAGCACCGAACCACCAAGCAGGGTACGCATCGAGGGCGCCTTCATTGTGGCAACTTCATACATACCTGCACCAGTGGCAACGGCCCCTGTCATGCCGCTTGCAAATCCAAGTAGGCTCAGCACCTTGCTGTGCTTCCATAGCAATCCTCCACCAAGCGTTCCAGCGAAGAGAGTCCCTGCTGTTAACAAAGTCCCACCAACTAAGAAAGCCGGCCTGAGGTTATCTAGTGTTGCTGAGATCTCAGCGTCTGCTTGAGTTAGCTCGCTAATCAGCTCATCATCATTGCCGATAATGTCAGAAAGGGTCTTGTTGTTTTTATCAAGAGACATCAGCCTCTCTTTGATGATGTCAGTGTCTCTGGCTGAGATATTGAGGTGTCCCAAGATATCGTTAAGAGTCTTCTTGTCTTCAGTAGAGATGGACGGGAAGGTCTCATAGGACTCATTGCACGTAGCGTACACATCTTCCATAGCAAGAGAGGCCAGCTTAGCAGCTTCAATGATGGGCCAAGAGGAAATCTCATTAGCAATAGTGATAGCCGCAGGCTTGATCTCTGTAATGAACCCAGTCTCGAATGAGAAGGTATGAACTACTTGTTCGATCTCAATAGGGCCAAACATGTCGTTGTACGAGTCAGCGAGGATGCCAACATCCCAAGGACGAATTCTCGGAGAGCCCATAAGAAGGATCTCGCCGCGGTACATCTTCTTCATCTCTTGTAGCAACGAACCCATTGCATACCTACGGGCAACTGTTTCTTGGCGACAGTTCCTATATTTCGGTAGCTCATGCATACGAACCATATGCTCAGGAAGGAAGCTGTGAGCCTTTACCTGCTGGTTACCAATAGCTTCTGGAACAGCTACATCAGTATCGTAATAGAAGACGTTTACTGCATTGGCGCAAGCATTCTCTGACGACATCAAACCATTCCAAATGATATCTGTCCAAGAAGAGAAGTGGTGGTGCTTTCTGAATGGCTCGAATCGCACTTCCATGCCACGCAGATACTCTTTCATAGCCATGCCGCGGTATTCATTTTGTAGCAATACTTCGGGGTCCTTACCATTGCTGTTGATAGCCAGCCACTCATCTACAGAGTAGTTGTGGATTCTGTCTCCGTAGAGTTCTTTGGCTTCTACCATGGAAACATAGTTGTCTCTCAAAACATTGTCCAAGAGATTCATTCTCTTAATGAATCTATCCGAAGCTGGCTTACTCCAGTATCTCTGGGTTGGTACTCCAAAGAACATTGTGTACCTGAAGGCTTGCCCGTAGGGACGAGCAGCATAGACCCAGCCTGGATGCCTCAGGGACATCTCTTGGAAGACTTCCCAGATTGTTGCGTTGTCGATTACGTACTGGTAAGCGCGAGGGTCGGCTCTCTTATCAAACAAGCTTTTGCCAGCAACGTAAGAAGCCGCAGTCATACCCCAACTGTCATCAATCATTCCTACCGCAGCTCTTGTAACGCTAGCGGCCAATCCTCTGAAGAATGAAGTCCTTTCCAGTTTCATATAGTCTTTTGGATGGGGGCAATATAGGTTGTCGTCTTGGGGAGACACAAAGAAGCTTACTTTAGTTGCCTCAAAAAACCGGCCAAGATACCTAAGATACCGCTCGTTGAAATCTCTAACTACTTGAGTGTTAGCGATGGCATCAAGACCGAGCGCAGTAGCATAGCCTCCTACTAGAAGACTGCTTTGAACAGTCAATAGTTTCAGGCCACCAGTAATTCCTCTTCCTAAGAAACCAAGCTTATTCCCCCAAACAGCTTTTGCTACTTCGGTTACGCTAATTCCTGGAGCGTTTAGCACTTTCAAAGAAGCGTAGATCGTCTGCAGGCTACCCCTGGCAGACTCGGCGAGGTCGGTTAGTTCGTCTACATTCTTAGCAGAAGAAGCACCTTGGCGCCAATTTGCTAGTACTTTTGCAGCCATTCTTTGAGCTTCTGGAGATCCAGTCTCTCTAATAAGTCTAATCATTGGAACAAGTAGGTCTCTTGTGATACCTCCTTTTGCAGCAAGTCTCTGCGCATCATCTGCGAAGTCTACGATTTCTTTGCTTCCGACTCCCGCTTTTCTAAAGTGATCATCAAGAGCTCTTTTGGCTGCCTGTTCGGCTCTGTGCTTCTTGGACGTAGAAGTGAACAGGCGAGTAAATCTCCCTGTCTTAGAAGCTCCAGTTTCGATTGCAGAACCAATTCCTCTTGCGACTTTGCTAGCTCCAACCATATCATCGATTTTAGTTAGGCCCTTAACGAGCATAGTAGCAAAGGGTCCCCTTGCAGCATTCGCTCCACCAACCACAGCAGCGCCTTTTGTTAGTGCTCTACCAGCAGGCATTAACTGAATTGCCATCAATGTGGCTGACAAGAACAACATGATTCCTGTGTTGTTTGCCATAAAGGAACCAACTCGGTTTGTGAATTTGAACTTACCAGAGAGTCCTTCTCGCGAGTAGTTTGTAAAGTCGAGCCGCGCATCCTTTTGTTCGTTGTTCTGGAAAAGCTGCCCTACTTCCCAACGGCCAAAGTGTACTAGTTCAGGAGACAGCATCAAGTGACCAAGCAAGTGATGCGTAGTGTGATGAACGTCTTTGTTTTCTGCAGAGGGATCCATTCCCTTTCGTTCTTGGATTAACTCTGTACCAAAAGACTGAACTACGATTTCAGCAAGGTCATTGTTCTTGTTCCAAGACAAGTCGATGATTCTTCCAGATAGAAGCACTTCCAAGTTCCTTGGATCATTTGAATACCCGGCCCTTAGCTGTACGTTCAGGCCTGGACGCAACACCACAGACCCGAAGGGCTGTTCGTAATTTGTGCCCTCAGTTAGTGCATCCGTAGCAAGAGAAGAGCGGTCCTTGCCCAAGTTCTTTTCGATTCTTTTATCGAAGTAATCCAAGTCAGCGATAGCGCCACGCTTGCTGCCATCAAGAATGCCAGACACGTTTTGTAGTGTGATTACCGCCATATCTGCTGGCGACTCTTTAGTGGTTACGAACGTGAATTCTTTGACACCGCCGTATGAATAGAAGTCATCCAAGCTCAAGAGTCCATTCTCTGTCTCATCCTCTTCTACGAAGAACAGCTTGAATGTGGGGAATGCTCTAGCCATTGTGAGCTTTCTGGAGAAGATATCCTTGGTGGAATCTCTGGAGAGCGAGATCAAAGATTCCTTGCTCCAGCTATGTCCAACAGTTTCCAAGCCAGCCGTTGTCGTTTCGATTACAGGCTTACCATCTGGGCCCTTAGGAGCAAGCGAGTCTAAATATCCTTGCCGCGAACCAAACAGCTTATCGACTGCTTTAGTCTTTTCCTCTAGCTTCTCGATGTCTTCTTCTGTGATGGGGCTCGGGTTATCTGTAAAGCTTTCACCCGCGCTAGAGAACACATTCGTCCTAATCAACTGGGGCAAGGTGATTTTTGCGTTAAATAGCTCAGGATCACTTGATTCAATCTGTTCTTGGAATACTTTAGTTTCTGGAGTCATTTCGTTGTAGAAAGGGATTGCCGTCGCCCCCTTGTTCTTATCCGAATTGAACTTACCGTCAGTTCCTTCAGCACTAAAGTATACGGTGCGCTCTACTTCAGCCATAGCTGCACTGTTGTACTTGATGTACGGGTGATCCATTTTTAGGTTTTCACCCTCTTGCAGCTTACGCATTGACTCGTAAGCTTCGCTTACTTCAAAAGCCATCGCATCTGCGATCCTTTCGTAATGCTCTTTAGCAAGAGCGTCTCCATCGTCATAAACGTTCCAGTAGTAGAAGTCTGGAGCGGTATCCTTGCTGTCCCCATAGAAGGGGTGCGCAGGCAAAAGCATGTCCGGATAAGCTTCTGTTCCTTGCAAGCTTTGGTTGTTAGCAAGAATCCCCGAATAGTTCTCTAGGCCGATAAGCTTAAGGACTTCGTAGTCGTTAATGATCACATCAGCAAGGGACGCATATTCTCTTCTAAGGGCCTCAATCTTCTCTTCTTCTGCAGTCCGAGTAATATCGAACTCCATAGAAGAACCCCACCTAGAGATACCTTTTACATTTGGGAACAAGTCATCCATGGCGTCCTTGAGAGACTTGCCTGAAAGAAGACCAAAGACGTTCAGTGCCAAATCTACACTTGAGAGATTCAAACCGCTTTTAGCGTTCCTGTCGTTAAGGATCTGCTCGATTTCATCAGTAGATTCATTCAGCTTGTAGTCTTCCGGCTGAGCTGGATAGAAGTTCAAGCTTGGAACCATCTTCAGAATAGCAGGAACTCCTAACAACTCGAGGTCAGAAGCTTGGAAAGGTGCGAAGGGAGACCAGTACCCAGTTGACGACATCACCTTTTGGAAGCTTTCCATGTTCGAGTCAATCGGAGAGTAACCTGTCTTCTTATCTGCCAAGAGAGCGTCGACAACTCCAATGTTCATATCTGCAACATAGGATTTGCCTAAGTCAATCAAGCCAGTGCTACTCCAAAGCATCTTCCGGAAATACAAAGATGTGACTGCGTGGTACATCTCTTCATGGGCCGTTAGGTAGAAATCATCCAGAAGAACCGTACCATTAAGTCCCTGCTGAGGAACAAGTTCTTTGTTATCAATACTGTCAGATACAGATCGATAACTGGCCCCCAGCAAAGTTCCTAACAGAAGGTCTGCCATTCCTTCAAAAGGTACAGTGGTGATGGCTCCCACGCGGTCCCAGGCACGCTCCATGTCGTAACTCATGTCTGTTACGATGCCAGCTGCATCTCTTGTTAGCTCGTCCACGACTTCTTGATCCCTTTCTGGCAAGGGCAAAAAGCTTGGCCAATTCTTGTTTGTGGTAAGCGTCTCAATGGCATCTCCTCTTAGAAGAGGATTCTTAGCAAGATAAGGGACATGCTCCATGCTCATCGAAGCTCCTACTACTCTAGCGGCCAAAGAAGTTTGGAAGCTAAGGAATGCATTCCACATCGAAGGAACAACTGGCTGACGATAAAGCTTCTCTCTAGCTTCGCTAATAGTCAAACCGCCATCTTTAAAGTTTCCATCTACACGAGAAGGATCTTCAGATAAGGTAAGAGAAGCTTTTCTGTTCAACTCGTTCAACAGGGCGTAGTAGTCAAAAGCCCTCTTATAGCCTTCTGCCAATCCCGCAGTCCCGTAGGTATCGATAATTCTTTGAATACCAAACTTAGCAGGTGAAACATTTGGCCTTTGACCAGTAGAATAGTCTGAGGTCCAGTCCTCATACGGATCAGGCGCAGCTTCTTTAAGAACTTCAATACCTAGCTGTTCTGCGTTTACAAAGTAATACACATTCCCATCAGGGTCTGCAGTAGCCGAGAAGAGACGGTTCTCTGGTTCATTGGCTACGATCCAAGCGATGGCGGCGGCTAGCTTACTATCCTCAGTATTTACCGGCAACTTAAGAGAAAGCGCGTCTCCGCCAGCAAGAGCAGGTGGCAAAGGCACAGCTTCGAACGTACCGTAATCTGGAGAGGTAACATCAAATACGCTAGCATTGGCTGCTTGGGCTAAAGCCAAAGCCAACACATCCTTCTGTGCAAAAGTGGTATCAATGATTCTCTTAAGGACTTGCTCTCTGGCAGTCTGCACATCTTCGAATTGAGAAGACATATTTGTTAGCTTTTCAGCATCAAAGTCACTTGTCTCTGTCAGCTCTAGGGACATATACGAAAGCCCGGGGTTGCCTTCTACGTTAGCAATCTCTGTTCTATCGATCACAGTCCTTTTCTTGATCTCAAGGAACTCTGGAGCGTCTTGCTCTGTGTCTGTATCAACGGCGTCATCAGAGGTTCTATAAGTGCCCATAAAGCGAGTAAGGAAGGTGTCACAAAGACTTGCCCAGCTGTTCGGGACTTCTCTAAACACGCGAGCGTTCCTCTGCAAGCGAGCCCTCATACCTTCAAGGGCCACTCCTCCTGAAGACAAACCATCCATAGTAGATTCTTTGTCGATCATAGCAAACTCAAAAGAGTAACTAGGTTCGTTGCTACCAAGGAACTGCAGAGTCGGAAACTCATGCCCTAGCAAAGGAATCTGTGAGATGACGGCGTTGTATGAAGCCGAGGCGCCAGTGAAGATCGTGTCCATAAAAGAGAAAGACTCAGCAGAACCTTCCTCCGGCACAGTAGGAGCATGCGAACGCAACGAGATGATCACCGTTTTGTAGTACAAGTTCATCGTGGCATCAGAACCACCGTAAGCGTACCAGCCGTCGTTGATTAGAGAAGCCAATTCATCAGAAAGACCTTCAAGTCTTTCTGCATCAAGCTTCTGGGCGTTCACGTCTTGCTGAACGGTATTGTTGATCGCTTGAGTGAGATCCTCTTTGAGGTAGTTCCCTTGATAGTCGGCTGGGAACTCGGTCCAAGATTTGTTCTTTGCATTTGCATATACTGTCTTTAAGTCTACAAGAACATACGATGGCGTTCCTTGATCCTTAGGAACACAGAGATTGCCGTTAGAAGTAAACGGGGTTGGCGGCGCAAGTGATGTTACCTTAAATGGTTCCCTGTACTCGATATGCAGATGCACTGGGAAGCTTTCAAAACTCCAAGGCTCCAGTCTATCGGTTTCGGGGTTTACGCTCTTTGCGCTTGTTAGCTTCTTCCTTTCCACTTCAAGAGAACCGCTTGTAATCTGGGTCTCTTTGGTGAGGTATTTAACGAATGTCCCGATCTCTCCGTTTTGTCCTGTGGCGTAAGTGCCTGTAGAGCCCATAATAGCGAACGGAGTAGATGGGTCGGCGCGACCATTCTCTACTGCAGGATCCAAGAATGAATCCAAATGCATGTAGACACTTTTGGAACCATCATCGTGAGTGATGCTTACTGTGTTGCCTTGTGAGGCGCCATTGCACCAAAACATACCGACTGCATTAGTGCCCGCTCTAACGACTAAGAAGTCGCCAACTCGCATACATCCAGTCAAGAAACTGTTAAGGGTGCCTACATCGGTAGCGTTCTTAACAGTATCAAGCGCAGAGCCATACTTACTGAACCTGGCAGCGTGGCTAGGGTCCTGCATCAACAAAACTAACATGTTCCTATGGGCAGTAGAAAGCTTAGCTGTGTTTCCATCAACGCCAGTGAAGTAGATAGTCTTCTTGCTCGAAAGATCCACAAAGCGAGTGACGTTTGAGAATACCCCTGGTTTAATCGGATAAACATAAGTAGGCTCAGTGCCCCTAATAGGGGAAACGTCCCAGCCTTCATGTAACCGAGTATCTCCTTTCTTTAGACCCGAGGAACCCGCTACAGCAAAGTTTCTCTCTGCAATCCCCTGTCCGCTACGAGCGTCTAGTTCTGCGAATGTCAGTCGCTTGGTTGCCGTACCAATAGGAGACCCAAGCCCTGCAGGTAGAGCAGGAGCCAAGCTGACTAGATGAGCTACAGACCCACCACTGCTCTTAGTTAGCATATAGGTGTTTTGGGTATTCGGATCTTGTACGAATCCTTTACCCAGCTTAGCGCTTTCTTGATATGCAACCGTATTGGCTTGATTGTACGCCGCCGCGGTTCTAATACGCGCCATATCCGATACAGCTTTGCCCCACTCAGGAGGCATCATGATTTCTTTGTAGATGTTGTATGCAAAGTGAATCCGGCCGTTCCTCTCGAGCATGCGTTCGCGTACGCTAGCCATTACACCACGCCATCTAGCTTGGGCTGTCCTTCTCTCTTCTTCGGAAGCTACAGCCATGACTGGGCCCGTATGAAGCGCCCAGGTCTCTTTCTTGTTCTCTTCACTCGGATCCCAAACCCCAAAGAATCCTTCTACTGGTACACCTGCAGACTTAAACTCTTGCTCAAGATCAATGCCAAAGTTTAACCACAGAGAATCTCTCTGGAGGTAGTTATAGAAACGAGTATAGATCTTAGAGTTGTATGGAAGAACGATAGGATCCGCTTTCTTCATCATAGAGACCTTAGGCAGCAGGTCCCATTCAAACCCTTCGTGGAGGCGCTCCATCTCTAAGATGGACATTGGGGTTGGCGCTGGGCTTACGTCGTCTCCAGTCAAGGAGAACGAGGCAGAAGCCCTGTTGTTTGCGCGATGAGTAATAGAAGGACGCGGCACCCTTTTCCCGTCTTCTAGGGGCAAGGACCAACCAATAGATTTCCTAATGATTTCACTTTGCTTGCTGTGACCATACTCCGGCTCATCACTATCTACTTCGTATTCAGTTAGATCGTTAGTCTCCCACTCGCTTCTAAACAGGAAGTTGGGCCCATAAGGTGCATAGTTAAACCAGCTCATACCAAGTTGGACAATCCAAGCATCGGTAGTCCCGCTCATAGTGGAGATATTGAAAGAGTCTACGGCAAACGCCATGCTCTTAACTCCGGGCTCTTCAGGGATGATAGATTCCCTCAAGAAACGGTTCTCTACAAACACAAAAGGGTTGTGCCTAATCTGTACTCTTAAGCGATGAAAGTCAATCAAGCTGTTGTTCAGGAATGGGATGACTACCGCTACACGAATTGCTCCATGTCCAGTTGGAACTTTAGTAGTAGCTGGAGACCTAATAGTCTTCCAGCTATAGCTCAAGTCTTCTTTCTGAACAGAGATAGACGTTGGAGGAATAACGAATGCGATGTCGTTAAGCACAAATACGTCTTTACGCTTGTGCAGCTCTTGCTCACTAACAGGGTTGATAACTTCTGCTACGTGACGGCTCAGATCGTCTTCTGGACGAGTGCGGTTCATTTAGTACTCTCCGTTTATTCTATCAAGATAATTTGGAGTGATGGGCCTCCTTGTATCATTGATGAGAACTGAACCTCTAGCGTTTCCTCTTGTCATCATGTTGATGTAGCTCCCCGCCTGTGTCATCCCCGCAAGCCCCTCGACTGCTCCACGGATACTCAGACCTGACTCTTCCACCATCTGAGTCACACCAGGGCCGTGTGGGCGGTTCAGAAGGTCATATGGCGAGGGCCCGTTCACGGCTGCAGCACGAGCCTCTGATGCTGTCAGAGCGTCTCCTGGAGCATTCTGGAGAGCTGCAGATGGCATCTCACCGTCGACCATAAGCGGTGCGCTGCTGGCGTTGGGACGCATACCACTCATAACCATTGCCCCTAGAGCAAGGCCTCCCACTACCATCCCAGCAGTACGAGTATTCACCGTATCGAACATACCTTGCAGCCTAGCTCTTCCATCATTAGCGGCCGCCAAATTACGTACAGTTCTATCTTGTGGCCCCATCTCTTGTGCCATAGCAGACTGCACAGTAGGAGTACCATTTTGGATGGCGTAAGCAAGCTCACGCGCTACACCATGCTCGTCTCTCATTAGGTTATGGGCCGCAATATTAGGCGTTGCCATTAAGTCAATCTTGTTGGCTTTAGCATTGATTACAGCTTTCTCTAGAAACTCAAGAGCTGCATTTAGACCATACACTTTAACCTTCTGTGAGCTGTACCGAGGATCGTCTACTTCAAGTTCGAATCCTTCATATAGCTCTTTCAGGGCTTCAGAACTTTCTGGGAAGATTTCTGTTCTGAAGAAGTTCGCTACAGATTCAATGTTGCCACGCTTGAAAGCTTCATCAACAGAGGTGGCCATACGTTCCGCCCAAGGTTTGAAGTCTTTCAACTTCTTACCCTTAATGGTCGTATGTTCTTCGAGGCCCTTGAGGAGGGTAAGTACTTCACCTGCCAACTGCTTATCTGAGCCTTCCATAGCAATAGTTGCATTTCTCAACTTGTTAAGGGCCACGTCTACAGGACCAGTACCTGCTGAAGTGGTCTTTTCTTTCATCGCGTCTTTACCGATTGCTTCTTCTTCAGTATCAATTAAAGTAGAAGAACCAGCGTTAAGTCCTTCTTTAGCAAACTTGCTGTAAACTTCAGTATGAAGAGCTTCTGCAAGCACTGCTTTTCGATAATTAGGATCATCAAGCAACTTAGAGATCGACGCTTGAATGCTCCCGCTGAACCTCATGCTGGAGCCCCAGTCACCGTCGGCGTCTGCAATAGCTGATGCAGCCATACCAACGTCTGCTTTAGATTGGAAGCTGCCTGTAGTTGATTTGATTTTAACTTTGTCTTCAACCATGTACATAGAACCGCCACCTTCACTTGTGTGCCACTTCTGTACGTTTTGAGCCAGCTGTTCGAAGAACTCTCTGACTTGGTCTCTGTGTGTCGTCTCCAAGTCCAAGATGTCGCCAAAAGAATTAATTGTGGTCTTTGTTTTCTTCCCTTGAGAATCCACTACTTCATTCCACTGGACTACCTCTTTCTCACTCCCATCTTTCATCTTCTTGGTGACTTTGCTTGCCATACCTACTTTCAAACCAAGGTCTAACAAAGCAGCTCGGCTGCTTTTGTTGTTCTTGTCAAGGAGCTCTTGGAAGACTACATCATGCTTTCCTTTGAACATTTCACTAGGGTCTCTGTGCATTTCTGCAAAACGCAAGTTACCTTTACCAAGCATAGGTGCCCGTGAGACAAGCATAAGAGCGCCTTTCACGGTTGGTGTTTTGCCTGCTGCTACATCACGAGCGATCTGTTCTGCGTTCAAGAAGAAGTCACGTAGCGCTTGGCCGCCTTCACTCTTACCACTAGCGGTACCCATGAATTCCTTTAGGTTGTTCAGGAATGCAAAGTGATCCAAGTACAAACTATTTCTACCAGAGACAACTTGTGTTGCTTTGAAGTAATCGCCTTGCCTACTTGTCAGACCGGCTACGTTGCCATTGTACTCTGCACCAATGAACTGAAGAACGTTCATTGTGTTGCCTTTGATTTTGCCCCTAGTAAGCTGATGTAAGCTGTTGGTGAAGAGACCCATGATATTCTTCTTGTAGGTCTTCATGGCCTCTGCATATTGGTCTTTTGAGCTTCCTTCTTTTGAAGACAGTTTCTGCATATCTGCAAGAAAATCGCCCGTCTTCTCTTCGTAGTACGAACCAACTTTAATTGTGTTGTTGGTCTGCTTAATCTCTGTGCCCTTCATATTCTCAAGGGCATCTTTTCCTAAGATGTAAATTTGCCTGTCGTTGCCAAACGTTTCTTCGCCAGCCTGATTCAAGACGGCTTCTCTCATATTTTCATTTCCTTTGAAGTCAATGAAAAAGCCTTTGTCATGATTCCTCATGAAGGCTCTGAGTTCGTCGGCAGTCCCCACTTCCTCAAAGATTTGATCTAACGTATATCTCTTGACTCCTTCCATATCGCCCATAGGAAGAGAAATAGTAGAGAACGCGGCTTGCTGCAAAGGAAGAATGGCTCTCCGCCCTGCTGCCCCACCAACTTTACGAGACAAGATGTCGCGCATAAACTTTACTTGCTCATCATTAGAGAGACCAGAATCTCCTAACATAGACTTTAGGTATTGAACAGTTCTTGGCTCTACTGAGCCAACGCCAATACCGTAATCGCCATGACCGGTACCTGGGACCACTGTGTCCACTGTAAAGCCTAAGCCTGTTTCCGCCACAGCTCTCATTCTTACAAGCGCATCTGCAGCCTTCCCTTTTTTAACGGCATCGATTTGGTTCAGGATTTCCAAGTCGTTCTCAGCGTTACTCATTAGTTCAGATGCTGCGCTAAACTCTTTGGCCCATCCGCCGACCTGCTTACCACTGGAGTTTTTGAAGCCGCCACCCCAGCGAGTCATAGAAAGGGCTCGCCCAGCGAAGTCAGCATCAATCTCTCCTTTGGCAACTCCAAGAGCGATCTTTCGATAGAGATGTACTCCTACATCTCCTTTATTTTTAGCAACTTTCTGTACTTCGCTCAGGAGATCTCCATGGCCGATTTTAAGTGCTGCCGCCGCACTAGTGATAGCGGCTTGTCTTCTAGCAAGTCTCGACTTTTTCAACATGTCTCCTGAACCAAAGATGAAGTTCTGAAGCACGTGCTGGCTTTCTTTCAGTTTCGTAGGGTTAGCACTGTCTTGCACAGCCTGGCTAAGAAGATCACGCATGACGTTTCTGTTTTCACCAGCCACGTTGTACGTGGCTAGATCTCTAGCAGCAACTGCTACTGGCTGAGCTACCGCGGTGCCCTTAACACTAAAGCCGAAGACCTTCATTTTATCTGTTTCTCTTTGAGCCAATACCTCTACATGTAGTTGGGTTTTGTTGCCAGCTTCAGTGATTTCCTTAAGCTGCAAGAAAGCTCCTGTTTCACGAGCCATCAACTTTACACGACGGGGCCCTTGGGAAGAGGTGCCGAGATACCCGTTCTTGCCAGCTAGCTGTTCTCTACTGTACCAGACAGGACCATTCTGCTGCTTAAGCTTTTCTAGTAATTCACTAGACTGGAAGCCATTCGTGTCTGGATCAAACAAAGGAATCGTTCTTTCTACTTCGAACTTTCCTAGTCCTTTATCTCCAGCTGTGCCATATTGGCCGCGACCTTCATGTCTAGCGAAAACACCTTGGCCCTCTCCCATCGTCATATCAAGGGCAACAAGTACTCTCTTGTCTCCAGCAAATCCTTTGATGAATGGATTGCTATCATAATCAGCACCAAGACCAATCCCAGCAACTTTGGCAGTTTGATTCTTTTTACCAACAGTAGCAACAAACCTAGAGGTACGACCTTCGATCTGCTCAAGGCGTGAGAGAAGCGGAGCCTCTTGTCTGCTGACAGATCGTTTGCTATCTACTCTATACTTCAATCTGCCAAGCAACGAGCCCTTAGAGAATTGAAGCAAGCCAAACTTTCTTCCTTCGATCATTCCGCTTTCAAGACGAGAGTTGCCAACTCCAGGATCGAGTACAGAGTTTGGACCAAGCAAGTTCTTAAGCATATCATCACGCTGAGCTTGGGTTAAGTTTTCCAGATTCGTAAAAAGCACAGTGTTATGCTTTGCACCAGCTCGAGCAATTGTGTTCCTTGCGCGATTCGCATGGTATTCTGTTGCGCCGCGTGAATTTACTGATCTGGAAACAACTTCCATATTTGCTCGAAGAATGTTCATCACTCTTCCACTGGCGCTTTTCCATCTTCCTTTATTGGCAGAGAAAGTGCCGTTAGCATTAAAGCTTACTTCTTCTTGCACAAGATCAAGAGCGAAGTCTCCCATGTCTCTAAGGAAACCTTTGCCAGCTAAGTCTGGAGCGTGTGGCGTTAGCTTGCTATCAGTGAATGCTCTAGAGACGGCTCGAGCGTCCGCGACACTCCGTGGTCCCATATATGGAGTATTGTAACCAGGACCCAACCTCGTTAAGACAGGACGACTATCTCCTCTAGCAATTCGCTCAAGGTCAAATCCAAGCGGAATAGCAAGTCTAGCTCTTCTGCTACCGGCCTGTCCTGACATAAACCTCATGCTTAGACCTTTCTGCCCTGCACCGACATCGACTACGTCAAGCTGGAGGTTTGAAGTCACTCCGCTAGACATACCTTTGATTCGAGTAATCTTATTTCTGTAAAGTAGCTGTGCGTAGTCCCTAGCACCTTCATTGTTTAAATTAACTCCAGCTTTTGTTAGCGAGTCTAAGAAGCTTCTTTCATCAAGGAACGCTGCATCATCAAGGGCAATTGAGTTTACTTTTAGTTTACTGCCAAACCCAGTTCCTCTTGTTTTGGAACTTACGATCTTGCTTTTGTATGTTCGCAACTCAGAATACGCGTCAGCCACTTTGGCCCTTAGGCGAGGATTGCCAGAATTGATGGTATCGATCGTGTCTTTTAAAGGCTTTAGCAGTTCATCGTTGACATCTTTGTCATCAAGTTCAGCCACTGACAATAGTCTTTCTTTCAAGTCTGCTACCTGACCACGATCGATCCCCAGATCATCTGCGTCAAGAGATGTTAGGATGGCTTGGATAGCGGCTCTTCTTTCTTGGCCGTTGGATACGATACGTTTATAGGCCTCGCCTTCCATAACAGACTTAACCATCTTCTCTTTGAGGTCTCCAGGAACAAGCTCTTTTCCAATGTTGGTACCGAATGGTTTTAGTTCATTAACCATACCAAGATTGATTTTAGGATTTAGGTTTCCTAGCTTCCGCTTGTCATAGGCATAACCTACCGCGCCAACGATAGGCAGCACAGACCAAGCAGCTCCTAGTACTTCTTCGGCATCGTCCTTTCTCTTATTGATACGGCTGAACGGATCGAATCCCATCAGAAACCCCACTGTTTAAGTTTGTCTTGGATAGCGCTTTCTCTATTGTCATTATAACTCAAGGAAACTTTACTTGTTCCGATGATGTTAGCCACGTGGAACCTACTTTCTCTACCTGCAAACCTGCCTAGTTGGTTTCTTAACTCGTTAACCATGACTGCGTTAGGACTATCTACAACATAATCCGCTCCATCTAGGAACTCTTGGTTCATAGATTTCTTCAACTGCTTTTCCCACATCCCGTAGTCTTGCAAGTCGGTAGCGTGGTTTTTAGCATATCTTACTTTGATGTCTTCCATGTCGACTTCTGCATTCCAACCAATCCAGTCGCTGGGTGGAAGCTCACCCATTTGATTCACAACAGCATGATACTGTTGCTGCAAACGTTCATCTGAAATCTTGTTATCAGATGGGTAGTTCACTGATTGGTCGCCGCTGTCCATACGAGACCACATGGCTTTGTAGAGATGAACTTGATCTTTAGGCACCATTTCCAAGATGCGCTGACGTTCCATGCCCTTAGCGTTAGAGAAGGCATTAAAGAATGCCCTGTCTTGCTCTGGAAGCGCCCAGTAAATACCTAATGGTGAGCCCTGTGGGTTTACACCTGTGCGTGTTTGTGAAGCCGCCCAGCTATACTGATCCGCTGCTCTTGTGTCTCCAAGGGCCTTTGCTTCTTCAGAGAGCTTCATCCATTTGATAAATTCTAGCTTGTCCCACTCTTGCAAAGCGGCATCTGCTTCTTTACGCCACTGAGGCTTACCATCATATCCCATCAAGTTGAGAGCAGAATAAGTTGCTGGCCTGAACCAGTCTCTAAGTGGCTTATCCCAGAACGCCATGTTGGTACCGTACATTCTTTGATGTTCGTATTCTTCAATTGGTGTTCTTAGATGACCAGTGAGCTTCTGCATAGGACGAAAGCCCATAGGGAAAAGATATTCTGCCGGCGCGGCCACTTCTCTAGCTGCTCCCAACAATCCTAAATATGCTTGGGATGTCACATCAGAGACAAAGCTATTGTAAGCGTGCTTGTCTCTTCTGTTGAAATCAATTCTATTAATTACTGCAGCGGCTTGTACAGAGACGTCATCAATTAGCTTTTGCTGCTCTTCGCTGTACTCCCCTTGATATCTCTTCTCGAAGATTTGTCTTTGTAGTTTATTGAACTCATAGGAAGTTGGCGCCACATCTCCCAAGATTGCATAACGAGCAATCAAGGGGTAAGCACTAGGATCTACTCCTTCAAGTTCTGGATGCAGAGCAGAGTAACCAGCTCCAGGCAAACGAGCCTCGCCCCATTGGATCTTAGTATATGGGTCACCAAAGTGGAATTTGTCCGGTAGCCAGTAGGGCATGTCGTTACGGATAGCGTTCTGTTTAGTTAGTCCACTCCTTGCCGGTGGAAGCAAACGACGAAACAACTCGTTAGTGAAGCCCAAGCCACCCATGCTAGCATCCCAGAAAGCACGAGTACTCGAATCGATTTCGTTCGCGGTAGCAATGACTTGGTGCGGGTTCTCAAACTGGGCACTCCCAGTAATGAGTTGCTGTACGATGTTCTTGCCCCAACCAGTCATACCCTCTAGTTCTCTAAACTGGTAAATGCTTTGTTTAATCAGCTCAGTGGCCTGTAAGGGAGAAACAGGTACTCCCGGTTTCGGTGCTCCCAGGGCGTACGCTGGCTCGATCTTACTTCCCTTGAAAAGACTCGCGTACGTTAGTTCCCCGTTTTCATCTTGCTGGATCCATTCTCCAGCATGCATGATCTTTGCTGGCTTAATCAAAGAGCCAACAGTAGCGGCTAACAAGTGACCGATGATTGGGACATCTTGGAAAGCCGCTCCAGACATCTGGTAAGGACGTCTGTAGTAGTTCATAGTTTCTAGTTCATATGTAAAGTTCTTTTTGATGAACTTCTGAATAGGAGAGATGTCGTCTTCGTTTTCTCCCCAGACTGCCCTCTCTCTTGTCCTTGCCTTCATTAAGGCTACTTGGTGTGGCCTGAAGTATGAAGTGTTGCCGCCCTCGTATGGGGTGCCTCCAGCCTCCCAGAATCGTCCCTCTTTGACTTCGACCATCTGCTCGCCCGAGTAGATAGCTTGTAATTCGTCTGAGCTCTCAAGCGATCCTAGAAGGTTTCCTGACACTAGAGAGTGCACTGCCATACCAGCAGTAGCCAATGTTAAGAGCCGTCCAGTACTTCCTACCGGCCCTCTAAAACCAAGGGCCTTAACCGCTTTACGCATATCAATATCATAAGCAGCATCTGCTCCAAACACACTATAGAAAGTTTGCGCTGCAAACCCTTCGATGTTCATTAGAACAGATCTCGAGAAACCACCTTTGTTGTATTTAGCCGAAATACCTTCCAGCTTTTTCAAGAGTTGGAAGTTAACTCCGTCTGGGCTCTTCATCGAGGACTGCATCATTTCTTTGTGCTGACGCTCGGCCCGTAGGAACAATTGGTTCGCTACTTCGTCGGCTTGTCCTGCTTCTGCATCCTGGAATGCTTTGAATAGAGAGTGTCTTTCTTTTCCAGTCATGAACGGATGCGTCGTTTGATGCTTTACCGTCATGTGCTCAGAGATCTTTTCCCAATAAAGATCTGTGGCTGACAGAGCTTCTCTAGCTACTCCATATGCTGGATGGATCCCTTTGGAGCCCACTCCCGTTACGTTTCCATATCTGTGCTGAATTACTTCAGCTAAGGTTTTACCATTGATTGGGTTTCTAATAGTCCCCGCCATCAATGCAAGGACACCAAATCCAGCGGTAGCTTCAATGCCCGTAAAGCCAGGGAGAAGGCCTTCTACTGTTCTTCTATAGTGGTTAAAAGGATTGATTGGCGCCGCTCTCATTACATCTAGAGAAGCGTACGTGCTTGCAATTCCTGGCATGATACCTTGATCAAATCCAGGAAGAATCATTTGTCCAAAGAACGAAGCTACACCGCCGGCCATTGCTAGTCGGTTGTGTCCCATCCTATGAAGAGCATAGGCAGCTCCACCTGAGAAGGCGGCCGACGCAAATACTTCTCCAGGGGCGCTACCTCTACGAATCCAATCTAATTGCTCAGCCCCAAGAAGCAAAGCTCCAGCAGCAGCAGCTCTACCTGAATACCTAGCGATAAGAGCACTGGCAGTACCACCTTGTACTTTCGGATTAACTCCAAGTACGTTACGTAAGAAATCTTTACCGGTATCACCAGCCACAGTATCAATGAACGTTTCTGTCAGCTCATTAAATCGGTTGGCACCAAAAGCATAGAATCCTCTAAAGAAGCTTGTTCTTCTTTTAAGGTCTGCTAAAGAGTCTAGTGGGCCGATAGGAGCAGGGATAGGCATGAGCCGCGCGGCATCACCACCTTCTGTACGTAGAATCGTATTGAGAGAATCGCCTGTCTTCTCTCCGACTCCAACGGCACGCATAATTCCTTCGGTAGCCTTATTGATCTCTCCTGAACGATAGCTACTAGAATTTACATCGATTTCTTGGGAATACGCTCCAACCATGATGCTGTCAGAAAGAAGCGCTCTTGTCCCCTTTTCGTCTTGGAAGAAGAGCTTTCCAACTCCTAGCTTTCCATCTTCGAAGATAAGACTCGTTCTGTCTTTCTCAGACATAGCAGACAATCTAGAAGGGTCATATCCAAGAGCCGAGAGCTCTTTACGAGTTTTGCCCGTAATAGATGAAATGTACTCTGCTGTGTCATCTGATTTGATGGCGTCGTGCTTCCACTCATAGGAAGATTGGCCCGGAATCAAATCTCCAGTCGTAGGATCGTACCCTCTTGTCTTGTACTCCAACGAAGAGGTGAACGACATAAATTCCGGTACACGGAATGTGTTCAGAAGCTGGAAAGGAGTAAACGAACCTACCCTTCTAGCCTTCTTAGAGAGATAGTCCATAGAAGGACGCATATCGTTATTGTTGTATTTGTAAGCAGCAGCACCAAGCCCACCTACCATTCCAACGGCCAAAGCAAATCTACCCATTGCCCAATAATTAGCATCATGGTTTGCAGGTAGGTTATTGCTCCAGATATCCGCGCCTCTATGGGACTCAAACGCCATTACCTACCTCCGAATTGCTTTGCTAACCTCACTCGCTTAGCCAAGTCTGCTGGTGTCTGCTCAGTAAAGTGTTTACCATCTGCGCTGCCCATTGCTTGGTTTAGCTGGCTGTTCTCTTTCTCGAAGTTAACAGCGCCTTTCTTCTTAGTAGACTTCTTTGCCATCTCTTCTGGAGACATCACGTTATCTAGACTCAATGGAGTGTAGCCAACACCTTCTTGCAAGACAGCTTCTGCTACTACGAACTCTTTGAATACTCTTACTTTTGTCCAAGTTTCAATTACTTGTGGAGTATAGCTTGGAAAGGCTCTTAAAATCACTCGTTTCATAAATTCAACTAGAGTGTTTCTTGGATAGACGTTTCTGTAGTCTTCCAAGTCCTGCTTCTCTTGTGCGGCTCCAGAATCTCCTGAGAGCTCTAGGATCAGTCTACCAATGGAAAAGAACAGGCCCATAGGAAGAGAACCGTCTAAGAGGATTGGATTTCCTACAAAGCAACGGTCAAACACCATCGAGTACAATTGGTATTCGTTTACTTGTCCGTTTTGCCTGATGGCGCTAAAGACCTTGTATTCTTTGAGAGACAATAGCCTCCAACAAAACGAGCCTCCTTGGGGGAGGCTCGTTACGTAGAGACCATCACTCTCGACAAACTTCTCGATGTCGAGCATGAGGTGCCTCCGATTACAGCGATACAGTCAACTGCATAGCTTGCTGAGTACTCAGGAAGTACGAGTGTAGCATGATCAACTCAAACAATGTGTCAATCAAACCAGCAGGTGCAGAGTACACGAATTCGTCCTTACGAATGTCCGGCCACAGCACGCAAGCCTTCACAACCTTCTCCTTTAGCTCACGCTGAGGATCGGTACCCTGGATAGTCTCCACTTTTGTATCGATAATCTCGCGGATCTTATTCCACTGGGAACGCTTCAGGAAGGTATACAGGAAGATGTCCTTTTCAGAGAAGGCGGTAGCGTAAACACCACCACTCGACTTCTTATAGGACTCAATCTGAGCCATCGTAGGGGCCCCTGGGATACGAGAAAGAAGCTCTTCGATCTGGCTCTTGAAACTTGTCTCTTCTGCGACTGGCTCTGGCGCGGCAGTAGTGGGCGGCGCAGCGTTCTTACGAACACTGGCAAGAGTTGCGTCTAGTTCATCATCAAGGTTAGGGAGCTGCATAGGGGCCTCACTTGCGGAGTTAGTCTTTACAGGACGAGCATTCGTTTTAATCTGACGGGGAACAGGCTTATTGGCGACTGGCGTCTCAGGCGCCTTAGGACTGTTCACAGTAACATTCTTGAGTGTGGGGTCTTTCTTAGCCAATTGAGTGGCTTCATTTTGATTGTAGGTTTCCTCGATCTCTTCATTCAGACCACGGAACCCATTTTCATCAGCAACGATATGATTTACATCTACGGAGACACTCTTTAGTGCCTCGATCTGACGCTTAGTTAGTGCCATATTTCACCTTAAGGGGACGATGTTGCGCCCAATGAAGTTGTGAGCCTTAACTATTACTTCTGCATCATAGTTAATGCTAGTACCTTCACCAGTAAAAGTCACTCCAGTAATCAGCCAGCCAGCCCCTCTTGTGCCTACAAGGGCACCATCCCGCTGCTCTCCCATCAGGACTTTGATCTCGAACCCTACGCCTCTGTCATGTGGTAGTTCGATAGAACGATCAAAAGATGTGATACTCCCTAGTCCTTCCTCTGCGGCGGCAAAACTTGTTGTGCTAGTTCCATTAATGACATTCATCAAATAATTGAATTCAACAAGGTTTGTTAAGATCGTACCTTCGACAAGTACGTTGCCTCGCGCGACACCATCAAAATGCCTGGACGAGTAACCGTAGATAGGCCGCTTCCCTTCTCTAACGGCCATAGTCATACCAGCAATCTCCAGAGCAGGACGCCCTTGGAAATAGAGCACCGTGTTTGCTGCACAGAAATACTCCCAAGGATAAATTGAGTTACCCTCTAGGAATCTACCAGACTGGGGAATGCTACTCATCGGTATCTCCTCCTTCGACAGTCGGAACTCTACGAGCGGGTGCGGTCCCCACTTCTGTATAGGTGGTTGTAGTTCTAGGTAACTCCCTAGTCAAGGGCATAACGTTCCTAGCCAACCACGACATATTGATTTCAGTAACGATGTCATGAATAGAAGTCACCTGTCCATAATCTACAAATTCAACTCCTTCGATTAGAGCATCTGTTACTACTGCTTTTAGTTCGCCTGTTTCTCTTGCGGCTATTGTTCCTTCCGCTCTGTCGTACGTTACTTCTAGGTCCTGCTTTCCATCTGCTTCACTAGCAAAGATAAGCAGGATGTCCAAAGGAGGAATCAATGTAGGTAACATATTCTTGTACTTGTAATAGACAGCGTCATCTCCCAAATAGCTACCAGTTCCAGTGTGTTCCCTGTCTGCTGACCAGCCCTTGGGAGTTAGTGTGTGGCCGACATCTTCCATAGCTTTAAAGAATGGCCTAAAAGGGTTATCTTCGATTACCGTTAAGATTAGAGAACCCGCGACAGTTCTTACTCCACGAGAAAATCCCTTCACTCCTCTATACCCAAGGGCCCTTGCTTGACCCTTCTGTTCATGCACAGAAAAAGAAATAGTGTTCATACTCTCTAGTGGAGTGAAGTATTGGTATTGCCCGTGAGGACAAATGTAAACTTTGCAGTCTGCGCCAGAAAATGAGTATCGCGGTCTAATGTATGATCGCGGTGATTCAGACATTCTTAACTCCTAAAAGTAATGGAGGGCAGTTGCCTGCCCTCCATACTAGGTCCTATCTATTTGATTAGCTAGGTCCAACCGCGTTCGGTACGAAGTTGCCATACGTACCACCGGCCAACGGCGTCCAAGAACCCATCTTCTGCCAAGGCAGAATGGTCCTGCAGACGTAGGTCATCTGGTTCTCGATCACGATGTCGTCGATAGAGAAGCCCGAGCCCTCGTTCAGAATCTCGATACCGTAGATACGCATAGTAGCAGCGTTGCCATACTCGTTAGCGGCCACGATAACAACATCGAACGGAGGTAGCTGATCAACGTAGACCGGGTTGCTAGCAGTAAAGTTACTGCCGAGGTCGTTAGTGTCAAATACCGTTGCAGGCTGGTTGATGTCCTCAACAGCGTTACGACTAGAGTTATAGTCTACGGTGTTTAGGCTCAGCGGATCAGCGAAGAGCTCGTCGTTATCTAGGATTACCTGAGCGGTGCTGAAAGCACTCTCCTTGTACAGCATGTGCTCGTCCATCATCAGAGTGATGATGGTACCAGCGATACCACGCTTGCCCCTAGAGAAGGACAGAGGGTCAACGCGACCCATTACGTAAGTCGGCGCCTTCTCACGCTGGATGGCATACGAAATGCCCTGCAGGGTGCCAAGGGGCTGACCGTTTACAACGGCTTTAATGTCACAGCCGCTGAAGGACGAATAAGTCCTAGAAAGATCTAGAGCTGAAGTATTGGCTGCCATTGTTTACTCCTTAGTCTGGGGAAATGGTCATAGTGACAACGATGGTCTCAATGCTGTACGGAGGCTTGATAGT